CAGAGACGCCGCTTCTTTCAGGTAAAACGGCAATAACTTTTCCTTGAATTTCCATTATTTTTTATTTAAAGAATTTTGTAAAACCAAATCGGCCAGCTCGTCAAAATAAGCTGCATCCTTGATAGCGGAGTCCTGCTCGCCCGTAACCTTTGATGCTATTGAGCCTTTCTGCATAATCAAGCTATAAAGATAGCCGTCGATGGTATTTGCACCCATGAGAATCCACGATGTAACCGCATTCTTCTGACCGTTACGGTAGGCACGGCATTCACACTGCGACAAGTCCGCCATCGTCCATGGGAGCTCGACGAACACCACATTGGAAGAAGCCGTAAGCGTAAGGCCTACGCCTGCTGCCTTGATGGAGCAGATGATGATTCTCTTTTTCCTAGCCTGAAAAGAATCGATAGCCCACTGCTTCTGCTGCTGGCTATCGGAACCGGTTACGGTGCAAACCTCATCCGGGAACTCTTTCTTGATTGCACTAACGACATCACGATGCTCGGCAAATACGATTATCTGCTCTTCGGTATCATGAAGGAACTCTATCGTCGCCTTCATCTTCCCTCGCCCGGATATCGAGCGAAGGTTCATAAACCTGACAAGAGCCTTCATTCTAAGCTTTTTCCTAGCCTCTTCCTCGGAGCAGCTCTTGTATTCGAGAAGGAACGTGAGCAGGTCTTTCTGACAGGTATCGTACTCTTCCTGCGTTTCAGGGTCGAGGGCGACACTGATGGTCGTTCTGGTCAGATCCGGCAAATCCTTAAGAACATCTTTCTTTTCTCTGCGGAAGTAGCATGTTTCGTGTATCTTCCGGTTAAGCTCTTCAAGATTCTCGTTCTCACCGTACCTGTTACAAAACTCGCCAAACCCTCCGAACTCGTCGTTCAGACGACCGAGGATAGCAAGCTGGCAGGCCAGGTCTGTTGCGTGATTGACAACGGGCGTACCTGTAAGCTCATAGATATACTCCTTACCCTGGCACAGTCCCATGATAATTTTAGACTGCCTTGTTGATGGATCCTTGACTCTTGCAGACTCGTCTATAATCACAGACTTGATAATCTTCAGTTCATCACGAAACAGGAAGTTTTTCAGCCGTAACGGTTTCGGACCGAGGCTTACGACGAAGTATTTTGCGAGCGACTCGTAATTACATATCACTACATCATACAGGTTCATCTTAGTAAGATGATATCCGTATGTCGCATTGACGGAATCGGTAAGAATGAGAGGCCGGAGGTTCGTAAACTTCTTTATCTCTCGTTCCCAATTAACCTTAAGTGCAGCAGGGCAAACAACAAGGCAGGGAGTTGCCTTTGCACGTTCAATGGCGACGATAGACTGAACCGTCTTACCGGTTCCCATGTCATCACCATTGATACAGCGCTTCATGGCAAGCTCCATGCGCACACCTTCTTCTTGATAATCGTATAATTTCGGTTTATCTGACATAATAATAAATTATAATAAACACCACATGCGGAAAGCCCATTCAAGAGCCTTCTCCCTACCACGCAAATACAACTCGTCACCACGTTCAATCTTCTTATAGAATACTTTCTTCTTGGTCTTGGAGACCGCAAAGATAAAGTCCATGTTTCCGTATCTTGGGTCTATACTGTGCGTAAGATCCATATACCATGCACGGCTTCTATCCCAATCGACGAAATCGATCTGAGCCTCAAATTGCTCCTGTGACGTAGCTGCGGTGGTCTTCAAATCACCGCCGAACTCGCCGAGCCACCAGTCGAACTTGCAGCGTACCGGAAGCTCGAACTCGAAGCCCTGGTATTCCATCTTCATATGCGGATTGATGAATGTTTTCTGACCGACCGCATTCTTCAGGACGAAATCAAGGAACCTATCCTTCGTTGCCTGTTTCTTCAGAACAGCAAGCCGGTCTAGCCCCCATTTCCAATCCTTCTCCGTATATTTCTCGTCATCGACCGTCATGGCGTAATGATTGCACTTTTCCGGTTCGGTAACGAGAGCGTCAACGAGAGTTCCGAGATGGAAAGCCTTTCTCTTGTCCTCTTCCTTTACGAAATTGAGCTGCGGGTTCAGGGCAAATTTCAACGCAGTGAGGTCCGAATTGGAGACCTCACCACGAGAATAATAAGGGTCAAACGGTTGTTCCGCCATATTACTTAGCTGTTACCTCATCCTCATATTTAATATAAGGAGAAACGATGTACTCTTCTTCGCTGTTTGCGTGTTTCTCGCAAGCCTTGCGCATGAATTCCAACTTAGAAGCAAGCTTATCAGGAGCCATCTTTGAGCCTTCGATCGTCCACCACTGCTGAATAATGTCGAGCCAGGCATTCTTGTCGGTAACAACAAGACGTTTCGTTACCTTGATTTTCTGCTTGCCAGTTTCTCCAACGGAAGTCTGAGCGAAGAGTGACTGGGCCTGTGCGGTAGCGTGCTGGGCTGCATTTTCTGCATCACGCTTCTCCTGCTCAGCCGCAAGCTTTCTCTGCTGCTCTTCCTTAGCAGCCTCATCAGCCTTACGGATAGCCTCTTCCTTAGCCTTACGTTCAGCCTCAGCAGCGGCAGCTTCTGCTTCCTTACGTTTGCACTCTTCCTCAGCAGCCTTCAGCTCGGCTTCCTTTGCCTTGCGTTCAGCCTCGGCAGCTTTCCGCTCTGCCTCCTTGCGCTTGCGCTCCTCCTCGTCCTTGATACGCTGAATCTCCTCCTGCTTCTTGCGCTCTTCCTCAGCAGCCTTACGTGCTTCCTCCTCTTTGCGCTTACGCTCCTCTTCAGCCTTGCGAGCTTCTTCTTCCTTACGTTTGCGTTCCTCTTCTGCCTTCTTGATTTCAAGAAGTTCAGCAATCTTAGAATCAAACTTCATAAGAAGCTCATCACGTGTAGCATTTACGGTCTGCTTATAAGATGCAAGCAACGATGCGGAAATCTCCTTGTATGCGCCGTTCATAATATCCTTTGCATCATTTTCCTCAATTTCGGAAGAGTATGAAGGCTTGTTATTAACGAACAGATGTCCGAGGTCAAGAACATCAGAACACTCTGTAATACGCTTCTTAACTTCATCCTTGTTGTCAAGGGTGAGAAGAGAGAACGTGTTATTAAGTGAGTTGATAGCAGCAGAAGAATGCTCTGTGAGGAGATTGTTCAAGATATCAATCGTATCAGTCTTCAGCTTAATCTTGGCCTCCTTGATGCGCTCCTGGCGCAGGCGTTCCTGCTCTGCCTTACGCTGCTGTTCAAGCTTGTATGCCGCATACTCGTTGCGTTTCTCCTGAATCTTATAGACAACAGAATCGGTGTTCTTGATAGAGATAAGGTTCTCCATCATAGTAAAACCCTTACGGACAATATCGAACACTTGGGTAACACCCTTACGTTTCTCCGTCATTGCTTTCTCTGTCAGTTTAGCTTTCTTGATAAACTCAGCGGCTCTCTCGTCAAGAGCATCGTTCATTCCGGATACGCCAATATCAAACAACAGAGACTCACCTGCATTCACGCATGCCTCATAAGATTTCCTGTTGGCTTGCACCGCATTTTCCGTATCAGATTTTAGCGTTGCAATCTGTCTTGTAATATTGTTGGCTTGTTGTTGTACCAACTGCAATTCTGTATTTTCTGCCATATATAACAATTTTAAAATGGTGAATCACTATCAACCTTTACCTTGACGCCTTTATCTTCCGGTGCGGCATCACCAGTACCAAAGGCTTCCTGAGTCGGTTTCTGCTGAGTCTGCATGTCGATATCGGCCTGCAAAAGAGCGCCCAGACCAACCTTCAGTTTAGGATAGCCCTTGAACGCATGCTTGCATGTCTTCGAGATAAGGAAGCCTGTATCAATATCCTTGAAGTACGTTCTTCCATCGCTGCCGACATAGTTTCCTCCGTAAAGGGCATTAGCCTTGCGGTCTTTCCCGCCGAATTTAGCCGAATACTCACGCAAGCGGTCAATACCTTCGCGGTCAAGAACGAAGTAATCGTAGGCATTGTTCGGAAGAATAATCTTCACGTAACAAGCAACGATGTATGAATTTTCAGGTCGAGGATAAGTCTTTGCGTAATCAACGTACTTATGACCATCTCGTTCACCGAAACGAAAATCGTCACAATTGTAAACTACTACAGGATTGTCACAACGAACAATCTGACCGGCTCGCTGGCGAAGAAGAATCTCGCCATATCCAGTATAGGTGATCTTGGCCGTATAATTCGTTTGTCTAGTATTCTTGTCGTAGTTACTGTAACCCATGAGGTAACAGAGTGTCGTAGTTCCCTTTTCGAGAGACAATCCGTTAATTGCAAGGTTCATGAAGGCATCGTGAATATTCAAAGATGGAGCCTTTTCAAGATAGCCCTTGAACGAGCCATTGAGAAGTTCTTCGTTGAAGAATGCTTTCTGCTCTTCGAAGAATACTTCTCCGCCCTCTCCAAACTTCTGATTGTACACCTCGATGAATCTGTCTCTTGCCAAATCGCAAATCTGATTATGAGGCGTTTTGTTTAACTGCTCTATATCCATTTGTATAGATTTTTAAATTAATGAACTCTATCTAAATATCTGAAGTAAGTTTCCACCGTCACGCTTTCGCCCTTTTCATTAAGGCGTTCATAATGAAGTGGAACCTTACCGAGTTTTCTACCCTCACCTTCAATGTAGTTGAGGTATGCCGCCTTTCGGGCCAGCTGTACCGACTTGCTTCGGGGAAGTTCCATGATGCACGCATGCACCTTACGCAAGTCAAGTACAGCAAAGGCCATCTTGGCGGGCATTCTTGCTATTCTGTTATCTATTTCTGTCATTACACTTCCATAATAGGAATCTCAGGACAGAGCTTACGAATCTTGTCGAGCTCCGTATTGATGATCTTGTCACGGGATTCTTCGATGATACATTCTGCATCAGCAGAGATAAGCGTCAGTAATGCCATGTTGCCTTCGACGTGAGCGATAGTCTCGATTGAAAGCTTCTCAGGCTCTGCGCCCTTGAAAATAGGAATATTGATAGTGAACGATGGAGGAAGATTAGAGTCTACAGCCTTCTCATAGTTGTCAGTCACGGAACCATTGTCGCTGTATTCCTTCTTGATTGTTGTCTGAACCTTCGCCGAGAAGCTCTTGAGGAGATTGACGAGCTCCATGTTCTTCTCCTTTGTCTCGAAGTAAGAACGGTTGAGACGGAAGAAGTCACCAAGTTGTACCGGCTTCCACAACTTTCCATCGTTGATATGAAATCCCTCAAACTGACGAGACAGCTGAATAGAGCCGATGATAGTCTGTGTAGTGCGCTCATCATTCTCGTTTGTAACAAGAGTAACAACGAGCTTCTCTCGATTAACCAGGATATGCGTATGCTCTTTGTCAATCTGCTCTGTACCCCAACGCTTCTCAAGGAAGGCATAGATACAGGTAATAACACCGTCTACCTGAAGATTAAGAGGCTCCTTTGCAGGAAGCTTATAAGGGTTCTCGTTACCTACCTCACGGAGAACAATCTCCGCATGATCCTGTCCAGGAGCGAGGTCTATCTGCAATTTTTCATTGTTCATTTTACAAAATATTTTAGAATTTAGAAACTATGTGAAAGCAGACTACATAGCCTGCTGATCACGGTTAATTGAGTATACATTGCTAGGGAGTTCGTCACGTGTTGCCGGACGGGAAGAAACAAGATTACCCTCCTTGTCATAGAAGGCAGTCATCTTTGCTTCACGGTCAACGAACTTGTAAACCTTCTCGTTAACCATGCTACCCTTCTGCTTGATTTCCTTAAGGAGAGAAGAGATCTCTTCCTTGATAGGCTTCAGCTCTGCCTTTTTCTGCTCACGGAAATCCTTGATTTCCTCCTCGATGTCAGATGCGCGTGCAGACTGAAGAGCGAACAGGTCCTTCTTCTTCATCAGCTCATCAGAGTTGAATCGCTTGATGAACTCCATTTTCTCAACAGAGTCCGCGTTGTTGGCGAGGAAATCCTCACGCTCCTCCAGATCCTCGTACTCATGACCGAGGGTTGCTGAAATAGTTGCTTTTTCTTTTGCCATTGTTATATGAATTAATGTGTTAATACTCGGCGCCAGCGTCCACGCTTAAATTTCTTGTCCGCGTGAATTCCGAACAATGTTGGTGTTGTTACGCCATTCTTCATAGGAAGCACATTGCCCTTCTGCAAAATACTTTCGAAATGTGAAGAAGTGACAGGAGCGTGGCAGATGATGTTCTTCTTGACATCATACAGGTTGCCGTACTTTGATACTACGCCCATTACTCGCCCTCCTCCATTATTTTCAACAACTCACGGATACCTTCAGCGCCATGCACCTCTCCGTTTTTCACTTTTTCCTGGAGTTCGTCGAGCTTCTTCATCTTAGCGAGGAAAGAGTTCTTCTTGTCCTCAAGCGAATTGAGGCGCTTGGTGATTGCCAGTTCCGGGTTATCACTGAGAATGATGTCCAATGCGATGTTGGCGAAGAGGTTCGTATTATTCTCCTTCTTGCCTTCATCATCAATCTCGTCGATATCACGAGTAAACTGGTTTTTGCCGTCGATAACCTTCTTGATTTCATTGAACTCAGAAAGATTCTTCGAGATGTCGAATGCTCTTTCAACAAGAGCCTGCTTGTCAATTACTACACTGACGATAATTTTGTCTTTGTCCATAATTTAAAATATTTAGAATTAAACTACTAGTCTTCCTTATCCCAACCAAGGAGATGTGCGACGAATGCGCATGCAGCGAACATAGCTACTGTTGCTATGAGACTATTGATAATAATAACCATATCTTCTTGTTTTATACCTTATTATATAATATAGCAATCGGACGGTGGATAATCAACGATTTTCCACTCGTTCTTCTTTATCTTGATAGCCTTACGGAATATCACAACAGACTCGCCGTTATGACGTTTCCTATTGTGAGCGATAAGTCTTGCCACCACAGCCTTTGTTGTAATCGAGAACTCTCTGAGCTTTGAGGTATAGAGGCTCTTGACATCACATATCACAATCTTCTCGCCTTCCCGGTAAACGAAGTCGGCAGTATAGTTGTGGCCGTAAAGCAATGACCTTCTCTCATACTTGACCTTAGTCTTAAGTTGCTTTGGTTTCAGCATCCATACCGGATTGATTGCCGTGATGGTTACCTGTCTGTGTATGCAGCTTATGTCAGGATCATCGAGGATGGTCTGCAAGTACAGATACTCCTCTCTTGAATCGTATTCGTTCCCGTCAGGAGCGTAATACTTCTTTGAACCTACGCGTCCCATGTCTTGCCGGCCTCCGCTCCGGGATTTTTGGAAAGCAGATTGATAGCATCAGAGCCATACCTCTGCCACATTTTGTTACCCCACTGAATAAGATATTCACCCTTTCGGGCTTCGAGCTTACCGTCCGTACGTTCCGGTTTAAGGCGAACAGTAATATCCCTTCCGTTCTGTTCTACGTTTTCAACGCATTCCAGATTCCGAAGAGCATTAATGTTTTCCTTACTGATTCTTATTATGTTTTTAACTTTCATCTATAGTAAAACCTCTCCGTTTAGCCAACCACGCAAGGCAGGAGAGGTGATTGCACGTGGTTATTGTGAGATGGAGTAGAAGTCAATGTTAAAGGGAGGAGGGACAATAGACACCCTCACTCCCAAAGATAATCAAAAACTGTAAATTTATGGCACTCACAATTAAGTGAGCCACATGCAGGACTCGAACCTGCGGCCTGTCGGTATCTTGGACTGCTCTGACCAACTGAGCTAATGTGGCTTGTACCTCCTACTTTCACAAGCAAGAGGATATTAATACTCAAATTAAAATATAAATGACTTATAAGAAAAAGTGCCGACCTCTGTCAGCTAATGAAAAAATATTTTTTGAAATTTACCTACTTGGGAAGCCCAGGGGAGACTCCAACTCCCAACCTCGCGAAAAGTACCACGGCTCTATGCAGTTGAGCTACTGGGCGACACATAAGTTAACCAATCAAAATTCTTGAAAAATGAAAGAAAATTGGGACGAGAGGATGGATTCGCACCATCGACCTCCAAGGACACTTCCCCTGGCGCTCTACTACTGAGCTACTCTCCTCAGAAATAAAAAAATAATTCCTTCTAAAAGAAATAGACGTATCCTATCTTCTCAGACAAGATACGCAAGAAACAATCTTTTCACATATAAACAATTTAGAGCTTTAAAAATAAACATTTGTGGCAGGTACAGAACTCGAATCTGTGACCTCTAGGTCATGAACCTAGCGAGCTACCAACTGCTCCAACCTGCGATGTGTGCAGCCTATCTTCACAGACGAGCTGCATTTTTAATTGAATAAATTAGGATACAATGAATTATATGTTGGAGGAGACGGAGGACTCGAACCCCCATCTCACGACGATAAGAACGGTATCATCTAGTTGTCGCTGTGCTTCCAATTACACCAGCCTCCTCTGAGTTGTTATATGAATGATGAAGATAAATCATCTTTTTGGATTTTTCAGAACTTTTCCATGTTCACCAGACTGCAACGTTTTAGGCAGTGCTTGCACCGACAATTCTTCGTTCCGGTGTAGTCCGTCTGCTTACTTGATGCAGATTAGCTGGATTTTCGTATGTCGTGCGTCCTTTCGCCAGGTCACGGCATCCATTGATACTCTCCAGTTACTTCTTTTACACGCATACTATTTCTGTGCATCAACATGTCAAAGAACTATCTTCTATGTCCGCTCAATGAGAAACTCTCATCTGACGCAAGATTGTCGCTGCCCGAACGACCTACTTTATAAGGTATAAGGACTTACCTTTGCGCCGTCAGAGAGGAATTCAACTACTAAACGGAACTAAAAAAAAGAGTGTGACTGAGGCGAGGCTCAAACTCGCGACCCGGTGATTAGGAATCAACCTGCTCTATTCAACTGAGCTACTCAGTCTGGTTTGGGGCGAAAGAAGCTAAACGAACAGACATCGCCCCAAAGTGTCTACCGCTGTAGACGTAAACAAAATAACTAACAACATGCTCTCACGAGCAAATGAAACAAACCTATAACTTTAACCATACCAATATTTCAACACACTTTATGCTCTTCAATGAGCTCATCTATATCGGACTTTTTAAAGAATGCGGTGTTACCTATCATATAATGATGAATCTGGCCGCTCTTTCTCAAGTCGTGTATATAACCAGTGCTCATGCCAATATACTTGGCGAACTCTTTTGTGGAGAGCCAAATCTTTTCGACAGGCTCTACTGATACTTTCTTGCGAGGCATAGGCTTTATCTTTTAACCAATTCCTGTTCTATAGTAGGTATAACACCTCGATTCTTCAGCTCATCATACAGAAACAGCCTACCTTTCTGAGTCCACTTTGTATGCATCACAGACCCTGATGTCCCATTCGAATGAACGATAGGAACTGTTTCGGAATGAACATATCCGCAAGGTAGATATTTCGCATACAAGATCCACTGACCACCGACCTTGTGCTGAATACCATAGTTTCTGAGCATTATATTGAATGCCTTTGCTGACTTTCCGTAGTCCTGAGCTATCTGAGTAGTCGTTACAGTTTCCTTACTTGCCAATATCATATCAACATAGTTGACTTTTGGCTTCATATCAGAAATTGTACTACTTAGCTCAACAATTTCCTTATCCTTTGCATAATTCTCGGTTTCTAGTGCTTTTATGCGCTCCTCTCTCCTTTTAAGAGTGGCTTTAGCGACAATAAGAGCTCTAGCCATCAAGTCTTCCTCGGACTCTTCGTCAGCCATGGTCATATACCCTCCATCTTGACGAATACTAGGAAGAACTTCACTCGTTACCCATCTTTTAAAGTCCTTTGCTTGTGGTAACTTGCTACCAAAAATCAAGGCATAAAGACCAGACTCGCTTATGAAGTTTGTATTCTGCTTTCTTCCTTGGGAATCTATGACCTCACGTTTCGTTAGGTCATCGTCATCAACGTGATCACCTACAGCTTTCCAGGGATTTGAAAATCCAAGCGCCTTACATACATCACTTGCACAAAACAGAGGTTCTTTCTCCGTCCCCTCGATTCTAATAGTCCCAAACATCGGACTGATCTTCTTTAAGTGAATATCGTTCATATTTTACATATTTAAGTTTACTACTCAACCGGAACAGCGGTAATAATCGCCGTATGGTTCTTGTAATCTGCCGAGGTTGAGTACTTAAGCACTCCTTTAGGCAAATCTTCGTATTGAGCAAGCTGATAGGCGTATGTTACTGCCGACCGAACTGCTTTTGCGGACTCAAGCAGAAAGATTTCAAATTTTCCTGGTTTGATGCCCAATATGTCCTGTTTTGTTATTCTTGCAACTTTTTTCATCTTTGTTACTTAAATAATTCATTAAAAATTTGGAGGAATGCGAAAAAAGTCGTATATTTGCAGTGTCAATGTAAAGTACGTACTTTCGGTCGCACAAGCCTCCGTTTGTAACGGCTTTGTTGGTTACTCGACCGTCAACGAGTGCAAAGGTACAAAAACTTCGGTAAAGTACCTAATGTTTCGGTAAAATACTTCGGCATATTACCGAATTTTAACGTTTCGAGTCGATTTAGTTGCGTATATAAAACTAAGAAGCATTATGGGAACATTAAATTCGGTACAAGAAAGGTTAGATTACCTCATCAAGATTAAGAAGATGAGCGAGAATGCCTTCATGAAGGCTACAGGAACAAACAACATCGGCAAGATGAGAAGCGGGAAGCTGTCAATATCCGAGGGAACGATTAGTAAAATATGCAATTCTCTTGGGGTTAGCTATAGCTGGCTAAAGTATGGAAGCGGTAGTATGAATGGAAATATGGTAATTCAGCTAGGCGAAACGCATCAGAAGATAGAAGAGTCCATCAACGAAGCGTTTAAGCACGGCATACCGATGGCGCAGCTGATAAATGCCGGGAACGTTGGTGACAATAGCCAAAACTTAACTACGGGAACGGAACGGGCCAAGGAGCGTGAAGAGGAGTCGTTCAAAGACAAGAATGCCCAGCTCATTCAGATCATCAATGCACAGAACGAGACTATCAAGTCTAAGGACAGCGAGATTCGTCTTCTCAGGAAGATTCTTGCAGATAACGGAATCGAAGTATGACATTATTATATATATAAGGATTATGAAGAAGGTATTATTAGCAGCAATGATACTTCTTGCAGGAGCATCATTCACATCATGCAGCAGTAGCGATGATGACGACAATGAGAAACAGGAACAGAAGTTTGATGCCAGCAAGGTTATGAGCGGCAAGTGGAAACTGAGCAAGATTCAGGATTTCCCCATTCCGATAAACCACTACTCCATTCAGAAGGGAAATACAATTTCATTCTTGGATGGCGGCATCCTTCGCACAGAGGGAAACTTCTCGGTAGTAATCAATGGGGACGCGGACAGACCGATGACAATGCCGTTCGGAAGCTACAAGACATGGAAGGCTGATACCACATACAAACAGGACGGAACTGTCGAAACAGGTACTTCTCCTGTGTACTTTGACGGAAGTGATATGTATGTGGCCTACTTTATGTCTGCAACGGAAATCGACTTGGTGAAGTTTGCAACAGACCGAATTGGTATGGTGTACGTACTCACAAAAGTGCAGTAAAATGCGTTTTTTGTGAGTAATATGTGAGTGAGCAGTTGCTGATTTTATTAAAAATATTCAGTATCAGTACCTTATCAAGACACAAGAGAGTCTTCCCAAGCCTGTGAGGCGGGTTCGACTCCCGTATCTCGCTCAAGTATTGATAATCAGCCACTTACATCGTTTTTCACTATAAAAACATAATCAAAAATCATCATTTTCACCCACAAAATAGGTACAAAATCGTGCATAATGTACGCCAATGCGAGTAGTTTTGTGAGTAATATGTGAGTAAAATTGAGTTGTGAGTAAAAATTGTGAGTAAAATCTGTGAGTAAGTATGAATAGCATCAAGACGTACGTTGAAGGAAAGTCCCTAAAGGTTTTCTTCATCATCAGTTATCAGGGAAAGAGATTCCAGGTCTATACCGGCATCACGAGTACCGTCAAGTTCAGCGGGATGGTATTCCCGAAGAGTGTTCCGAACGCAAGAGCCAAGACGGCCATGCTAGCAAGGCTATTTGCGTCCGTGGAAGAATATGTCTATATGAACGGTGATCTTCCGGCAGCAAGGATGAAGGACGAAATCAAAGCCATCATCAACGGAAGGGCTGCATCTGTAGAGAAGAATATCCTCTACTACATCGATGAGTTCATCAAGACTAAGGCTAAGGATAGCACCAAGGAGATATTTCTAAGAACAAGGAAGAGAATAGAATCCTTCGATGAGCATGCCGACTTCGACAGCATCGACAGGGACTGGCTCGAAAGATTCCAGGCGCATGAGCTCCTGAAAGGCCGCATGAGCGGTGGAATAGCCATCGACCTCAGAAACATACGTACGGTGTTCAACTGGGCCATAGATAACGAGATTACCACCAAATATCCTTTCCGTAAGTTCTCCATCAAGACGGAGCGTCAGCAGTACCTGTATCTGAGTGCCGAGGAGATGAGGGAGTATCGCGACTTCCCGGTTGAACCTTTTATGGAGAAGTACCGTGACTTGTTTATGCTCGGGTTCTATCTGATAGGCATCAACCTCTCCGACCTGCTCGAACTTCCTGCCGACTGCATCAAGAAAGGGCGCATTCAATACAAGCGCAACAAGACCGGCAGGCTCTACGACATCAAGGTTGAGCCGGAAGCGATGGAGATAATCAGGAAGTATAAGGGAAAGAAGCACCTTCTGTGTATCCTGGATGACGGAGCGAAGGAATCAAGCTTCCGAAGAACGCTTGGTGATTACCTGAAGAGAATCGGACCAACAGAAATGAAGAAAAACAAGCGAGGCGCCTTAATCAAGAAGGAAATCAAGCCGCTTCATAAGGATATAGTATGGTATACTGCCAGGAGAAGCTGGGCTACCATAGCGGCGAGTATTGATATCCCGAAGGAAGTTATCGGTAAGGCTCTGGGTCATAGTGAATGGGATTCATCCACCACCGACCTCTATATTCAGTTCGACAATAAGAAGATAGACGAGGCGAACCGAAAAGTCATCGACTATCTAAACGGTTAACAAAGAATATCCCCACGCCATCAGGAAATGACGTGGGGAATGTTGTTTTATGACAAGTATCTATTTATCGAGTTCGTTCAAATCCTTGGTAAGCTCAGAGATTTTATTGGAAATCTCATCACACCTCTTATCGGAATGATTCATCGCATCGATAAGTTGTCTCAATGTTATCCTGTGCTTGCAGTAATTAACCTTTGCGTGTTCGCATGTCCATCTCTCCCTCCACAACATTTCCAGTAAGACGTAGAATCGGATAATTCTACTCTTCTTGACGATCTGATGGATTGCAGTATCCGACTCTTTCTCAGCCTTCTTCAGCTTTTCCTTTGTCTCTATCAGCTCTATTTCAAGTTTCTCGTTGCAGCGGAGGGTGTAGCAGACTTCAGTAATAAGGGAAGTCATTATAAACAAAAGAACAAACCCTCCCCAGGTTCCTATGAATACCTCCGCTACAGTGAGGCAGCACCCGAAGACAATGCACACGACGAAGATGTCGATGCGGTCGAAAATCATTTTTAGTCTTTCTTTCATACGCTACAAATCGTTTTTATAATTATTGGTTACAATCCAGGAGCTCATTACAATGTTGAATATCAGCAGGAGAACAATGATAGCCCAGTACTGCCCGTCGGTAAGCTCGATGGTAAGATAATCAAAATCCTCGAAGTTTTTTCTATGCCATTCCTTTTCTACAATCGGACCTATGTACTCGGCATACTTTTCGAGATTTACCGGATTGCTCATAAACCAGTCTCTACTCTTAACGCCTACGACCGGGCTATCACACCATGAAAATGCGTTGCACCACTTGACATTCTTGTTTTTGTCAATACCAACGCACACGACAAGCTCATTCTTATTGCCGCCCTGCCAGTATGAGCGCTGCTTTTCAACGATTTCTTCCGGCTTGTTCATAAAGAACAGGACGAACACCCTAAACTGCTTCCGCTCGCCATAGTATCCGTTCAGCCATCTCATCGCCTTCTCCTGATTTTTCGGGATCTTCAAGTCCGAGAACAGGATTCTGGTCGTAAAGAACGATATCCGGATACTCGAACAGTCCAAGATTTCGCGCCTGCTGATAATCTATATCCTCAAACTTAAAAATAGAACGTGATGCTTTCACTTTATTCTTATAATCGTGCTCGGAAGATAATGTGTACGAGTTCTCAATGGAGCCATCCCACGCCCATTCCTGAGCATCGCCATCCTTAGTGTAGTAATCCCTGTGCATATCAATGAACACGCTTTGGGTTCCGAGAATCTTTCTGACTACATTAAACTCGTTGTCGGTCATGAAGTATTCTTCCTTGTTCCTAGCATCAAAATAAGTCCAACGTTCAGGGTGATTGTCTACGTACGAACAATCGTATGTTTCCGTACGTTGATTCTTTCCGCTTCCAACGGTCCTTGTACACGTGCGGTGTATGTACTCATTCCAGGCATCGTAATGACGGATTCTTGTCACGTAGCTTCCAAGATACTCCGTGTCAGCAGCATTTGACTGCTTGAACACGAACTCCATGAGGATGCCTATGAGGATGGAAGGAACAATGAGTACTGCGTATTCCCACCATGTGGTCTGCTTCCTGAAGAAAATCAACAGGAAAGCAGCAACCACGAATGGGATTAGAAATATGAATATTTCCATAAGCTGTTATTTTTTGAACAGGTCTACGTCGTTATCCTCTCCAAGCTGCATGATCATCTTTGTCTTGGATGAGGAGATAACCTTGTATTCGATAGGTTTTGTATCGGAGATGAACCACTTCGCCGGATATGTCTTCACGAGCGTCTCGTGCTCACGGATGATATCGAGCATTCTCTCCTGTGATGTCTGAAACTCGGAGCGCTGAATCTCTATGGACTGCATGAGGTCCTTGTATAGCGAAACGTCGAAGTTAGGATTACTTTCCTTGATCCACTTCATAAGAGAACCGTCTCCCTTTGAGTATCTGCCCTCGATAAGTTTCGGATAGATGGACTCGAATGCGGACTTGTACTCATCCGTAACCTGTGCCTTCTGCTGAAGAACCTTCCACATCTTGTCGTGAACACCCTCAATCTTGCCACGCTGAGCCTCTGACTGCTGGCGAAGTGAGATTTCCTGGTTGTTGTAATGGAAATAACAACCGATAACTGAACCTGCGGCGAGTACTACTATTGCGAGTACTGATGCCAAAATAATGTTTTTTACACTCATAATGTTTAAAAATTAAAAAAAAATATACTTAGTCTTTTATTTTAAAAATATCAATCAACACAAAAGCACCTAGGAAGAAGAACCAGATGCTCTTCTCTCCGTATGCCCTACTGACGTCAAATCTTACAGTCGGTACTAGGTAATAAGAACCTTTCAGAATATCGCAACTGAAGGCTATCATTCTCTTTTTGGTTCTGATTTCCAGACGGTCAGTAATCTTATTTAGTCTTATTTTCATATACTTAATCTTTTTGGTTTGACAACTTGTTATTGAGTCTGATGTAGAAGTCTTCCTCAGACTCTCCGTTTTCCTTGAAGTCGAGATTGTTTTCCTCAACGAAGTCAAGGATAGTCCAGACGCTCTTTCTACCGAGATTCCTGACCTTCATCAAGTCCGACCGCCCGGTGAAGTTACGGACGAGGTCACCTACAGTATATACGCCGAAGGTTTTGAACATATTCAGGATGCGGACAGAGAATCCGCAGTCATTTATATCCCTGGAAAGGATCAGCGGAGGAAGAACTGCGCTACTGACAGGCTTGTCTCCTTTCGCGCGCCGGTATTCGTCGAAGCTTACCTGTAGCGACTTGATTACATTCTTCAGGCGCTCAACCTCATACTGCAAGGTTCTGTTCGTTGAGAGCTCAGCAATGACAATATCCTCATTGTAGGTGAGTTTGTTGCAAGTCTTTTCTGCTATCTGCCTGATTCTCGTTGCAGACACGCCGTACTTGATTGACAGCTCGTCATAGGTCATTCCGTTAATTATGTCCTTCAGAAGACTGGACTCACGATAGGTAAGATTCGGTAATACACCAAGATGCGACATTGTATTGATTACACCGAACAGCATGCCTACGGCGTTTGCAGCCAGCTTGCCGTTTGCGGTAGCTCTGTCTCTCAGCTCAGTGAGCTCTACGTTGATTGCGCGCTTGTGATACTCGACTTCCTTGAGCTTCTCGTCAATCATCTTCTCGTTTGCTGCAATCATCTTGTATTTCTGAGCATATTTCTCGATATCCTCGCTGTTGACATACAGGATGCCGTGTTCACCTACGTAGCTTCCAAGGATTCCTTCCTTGATGTAGTTACTGATGGTCTGTCTTGATTCTCCCAGTATCTCGGCAGCTTTGTTTCTTGTTATTCTTGCCATAGAACTAATGTTTAACGTTTTTCTTCATTTACATATACAACACCTCTATACCCATAAGAATAAATGGGATAGCCAAGCGAGCCGAACCTTATTTTTTATCAACTACAATATATATAATATACCATAGTAGTTTGTACTCCTTGTAAAGCCAGCATAAGTCTTCTGATACCCACAGAGCTTTGTTCGTTATGGTCGGCTTTCTCATTTCTGATATGGGCACCCGTCGTGAGGTGACACGTTGCGGGATTTACACAACCATAATGTAACTTACCTGACAGAGCAGTTTTATATATCGGTCGATAACTCCGAAGAGGACTGCACGGATTAAACCTCGTATGTATTTGCTTGAAACTTTGAGATAGGGTAAAGAAAAAACCCTATCCGCCGTCTGGGTCACGCTCCAAACTTTGGATAGGGTATATCATTGTAGTTGAACTAATCAACTTCTAGATAAAACTTATTTATTTGCTAGCGCGTGACTTCTAACAAGCACTGCAAAGATACGACGATTTTCTATTCCGTGCAATAGTTCAGTTTTCACCATAAACCGTACTTATTAAAGTAAAAAGTGAGGACAAGTATTTTAAAGATACTGGTATAGCTAAAGGTTTCAAGCGAAGTAAAAACAGCTGATTGCAGCATTCATTAAAGTACAGAATGTTTACAATTAACGTAGTTTAAGAAAAAAGTGTGATTTTCGTTGCTTTTTTGGTGGCTATCTTAATAAAATAGCCGCCTATCTGTAAGTGGATAAGCGGCTAGTTGTATTGCTATTTGTCTGTATCGAAGCGAAGTCCTTGCTTTGCCTCCTCCGGGGAAGAGACATCCTTCTTCAGAAGGTAATGTATGTGTCCGTCATAATTCAATTCGGTAACGAACTGCCATCCTCTCGCTGACATGTAGTTGAGAATGTCGGTGAGGTTATTGAACTCAATCTTCTTTCCCTCCTCGTTACGAAGGGCTACAAGTTGCTTCAGCTCGCCCCATTCAAGTTCTAGTCTGATCTTCATCGCCAGGTTGTACGTACCGCTAATGGTACAGTAGTAAGGATGCTTCTCCTGTGCGAAGGATGATGCCGTTACAAGTGCAAACATCAGCATAAATAAAATCTTCTTCATAGAAATGACTTAACCGTGATGTCGAGGGCTGAAGGGTTATTATTTTACTTCATTTTCGTCTCCAATAGCATCCGTGAGTCTATCGACAAGGAAGCTGCAAGCTTCAGACAGGCTGTTTGCACTCTGACGGAGCAGCATCATCTCTGCAACAGCGCCAGCGTCTTGCTTTCCACCGTGCTTTGGGTACGCCAAGTCAAGCATATCAATGCTATGATTACTAACCAAGTCATTGATCAGCTCATAAACATTATCCACCTTGTTTCTGGCTGTAACTAAATTCTCTGTTGTCATATTCTTATCGCTTGACCGTGTTGCGTAGGGCTTGGTTATTAATTGCAGGAGCCGAAGCTCCCTATTTTTGGCTAATCGGGGCCGTTTTAAAAAATCCCCTCCTACCCTCACGGGCAAGAGAGGACACTCATTTAAACAATCTAGCTATGAAAAACTAGAAATATCTTATTTCCCGCACTTAACAACTTCGAAAACACGATGCTCTCTGTCGGCGGAAAGTCTATTACCTTCTTCATCGCATATGTGGCCATCTTCGTTGACCCACATCTTCTGGTTGAACATCTCTTCGCACATACCGAGAATCTTCAGATACTCCTGTGCCTCGAAGAGGACGTTCTTGCCATTACGCTCTGCCCTCTTGAAGTTCTCGATAAGGTCAGGGTTCAGGTCAGGTGCAGTGATATCGTACTCATCCATTTCATCGTGATAGTGGATGTTGAGAATCTCCAACTCTTCCACCATTGCGGAGTTCGTACCAATCTCGCCAGTCAGAGCCTTCATCACGGTCTCCTTTTCGAGCTTTTCGTACTTCTTCCGGCACTCATTGATGAGTTTATTCAACTCTTCTTCTGTATAATCTTCTACCATATTCATTATTTTAATTGGTTAAACAATGGCAGGAGATGGCTGCTAACCACCTCCAGTTTTAGCTTAATCCTCATCTCCGTTATCGAGGTCTTCTTCATAGACGCCGAACAGTCTCAGTGTATTGCTGTCAATCTCGGTCTTACCGACAATGTAGCGCTGTGTCATCTGTATATTAGGCATACCGTTACTGGTATGTCCCATCATGACGGCAATTTGCTCAAGAGGCACTCCCTTCTTTGAGAGATTCGTTGCGAACGAGCGTCTGCCGGTATGGGATGATACGAACCGATACTTCTTTCCAGTCTCTTCCTTTCCTGCCTTGAACACCTTCGTGTTCGTATCTATTCCGCAGTCACGACAGATATCGCGGAGTGCTCTATTGAACGTCCTTTCAGCTATCTCACCCGGAAGAGGCTCGTCACCAGTACCGCATACGAGGAACTTACGGAGCTTCTTGTGAAGTGGAACCCTTACCTCGGTCTTTGTTTTCTGAGTAACATAGACGAGGAAGTGTCCGGTATCATCTATGTTCTCTTCCGTCATTCTCTGGCAGTCGCTGTAACGTGCGCCACAGAGACATTCCATGATAAACATTCTCTGAACATATCTTTTTGTTTTCCCGTGAGGGTTGTACTTTATGATTCTGTTTATCTCCTCATCAGAGAGATATACAGACTGGACCGGTACAGCCTTCGCTCTAAGTATTCTGCCGAACGTAGGACTAGGGATTTCCCTGGTAGCATCGTTCTCACGTATCACAGCCTTGATGGTTGCACATACGGTTCTTGCCGAGTTAGGAGCGTAGTTCTCCTGGATCTTCTCGAAGAGGTCGCGCAGATTGTCGTCGGTGATGTCTTCCCATAATGGCTTATGTCCTAGCATCTCTTCGAACATCCTTACAACCTTAATAAGTTTCGGATATTTCCAGATGTATGCGCCATAGAACGTGTCATGCCTCCAGGCGTTGCTGTGATAATTGGCGAACCAACCCTGCTTGATGGCAGTCTTGTACTTCTGCTGCTGTGTGTAGCTCAGAAGTCTCTCCCAATCTCTTGTCTTGATTCTTATTTCTTCTGTCATAATTCTAATATTTTGGTTACTAGTGGCAAAGATACGAAAAGTTTATAATATAAACCATCGTCTTTGCCGTTTTTAACGCTAATTTAACCTTCCGAAGCAGTCTGCTTCTCGACTGATACGAGTCTTAGGGTAGAACCATTATGGTCATTCCACACACGCATGTAGTCTTCCGCCTCATCCAATGCATCTTTATATGATTTTGCTCGGAATACGTACGGATTCTCCTTAGGAATGAAAATTCCATCATTGTAGGCAATCTTATACTTTGCAGCATAGACACCAATATAGCCGTTCAGCTCGTCGTTCAGACTAGTAGCGATGTCTGCAAGAAGGTCAACTGGTATATCATCATCGATAGCTTTTGCTTCCGGGAACTCAAACCCTACAGAAGTGCATCGGCTATGAATGATAGGGATAGCTGTTTCGCTGTCGCCTACTTCTACGATATTCACCTCCCTGTTGTCGCCGGCAAGTACAGGCCAATCGAACACCTTTCTGCTCACATTGTGCTCTCTCATTATCTCACGGATGGTGCATGCAAGTTCCATCTTTGCCGTTGAACGCAACTCATCAATCTTGTCTTTCAATACTTTTCTATCCATAATCTTAATATTTTGGTTTATAGAAACCGCTACGATATGTAACGGTTTGGTTTGGCTAAACTCTGTTCGTGAATCCGCTCTCTAGCTTATCTCGGACAATATTCTTGAATCGACCAAGCATCTCATCCAACTCCCATCTGTTAGGATTGTTGTAGAGACCGGATGCGTAGGTCCTCGCATTCTCCAAAGATGCAAGGATATTACGAATAGCCTGCATCTCATCGTCAGTGGAATCATAGCAGTCAAAGCTGCAAGTAAGTCCGTTGTCGTAGTTGTCGAACTTCTTTCTCGGGTAGGCTTGGTTGTGGCATTTCACGACCAACTCCCTCAGCATCTCCTTGCAGTCAACCATGTCGTTGATAATGTCTTGTAGGTCGTATGGGGCGCCATTTATTCCGTGTCCATCTGGCCCGACCCAATTAATAGCCTCCTCGCTTGGATCAAAGCCTCTCCAGTACTCCTCCAGCTTGTCGGCGAAGTCACACTCGTTGTCCGTCTCGAACCAGATAGAAACAATGAAGTCTTGGTCTTGTGGGGAATACTTCTCTAACTCGACGCAAACCTCACCTCTTTCGTTAGGTGTATCGTCTACATTATAACTCCAGTCTAATTCCTCTGCTATTTTTAAAAAATCATTCATATTTTTAATTTTAATTGGTTAATACTTGCACCCTCCGAAGAGGGCTTTTTAGGCTTCCTGGTAAGCGAGAATCTGTATGTGACGCATCTCGAAATTGACGAAGATGTTAAGATATATACCAGCGTAAGTAAGGAGCGTGGTTCCGTTGTTTTCCTCGGTGATAATTTTCTTTTGCTCTGTGCCCATGAGGTTATTTACCAGGTCGTTTGCCACCATAGCCAGGCGGAGATTGTCTGAGTTATCCTTTATCCATCTGACATCCATAGAGTTGCCATAAACTTCTGCATGGCAGGCGTTAGAATAGATGAAACCTACAGCCTCGTTGCATCCGTCGTCCGTATACTCGCCATCGTCGAACATATTCTCCCACAGAGTGTCATGATAGAGATCGTTCTCAATATCGAATTCACTCAGATTTTTTACATTTACATCTACTATTTCCATAATCATTCTACTTTAATTGGTTAATACTAGGAGCGTGAAACAATAATGTTCCACGCCTTGTTCGGCTTTACACCGGCAGAGACACGATGTATTCCTTCTTCTTCTTTCGTGTTCTGCTCTTCACAGTGAATCCACAAAAATCTCTCAGCCACCCGGCAGCATTGCCGATGAATGGCTCGTTCACCATAAGGATAGGACGGAGCATTCCGTTCTTCTTCATGAACTGATAGTCTATGAAGTCGAACGGGTCATCCGGGTCCTCACTCCTCTTCTCCCAAACGCTGACATCGAGATAGTCGATGAAGTCTCCCTCTGGCGGGTTATCCATCTCGATGAATCTCTTCGGAGTTAGGAGAATCGTCTCCTTAGGCTCATGGGTCATAAAGAAATTCTCTATAACCTCGTTGAACTTGTTCATGTCCATCTGTTTCTGGACAATGCCCTTTCTCTTCATGATGTCGGAAGCTTTGAGCATTCTTGTACCTCTTCTTGCTACTGCCATAATTCAAAATTTTAATTGGTTAAACATAGTACCCTCCGAAGAGGGCTTTTGGCTAGTGTGCAAGGAATCCTACCGCCTGCCCCTTACCGATGGACCAGCATAGTCTGTCTTCCTTCAGGCACTCTGTGCAGTTTCCGGTACACAGACGTGTTCCTTCCGGAGCAGACGTTCCGCTCTCGAAGATAGGATGCGCCTCAGGGAATCCATGGCGGTTATCCATCTTAAGACCAAGCCATCCGCTGAATAGGATATGCATGTTCTCTGGGATTACATTGCCCTCATCGAGATACTCGTTGCATACATCGAACATCTTCGTGAACGCCAGGAACTTGGTATCCTTGTGCTTGCGTGCAATATCGCACATCTTGTCAAGATACCATTTATTCTGGATATCACCGCCGATATGGAATCGGAAGGCTCTAGGAAATCTGTAGTCGAGATACCCGTCAATCTCCTTGAAGTATCGTTCAGGATCCTCGTGGAGAATGGCAGAATTGATAGCTCTCGTCTTGATGACCTCCTTGTAAATCATGTCGTTGCGCAGGTCGTAGCAGCTCTTTGCACAGATTGCACAGTTGCCGCAATCCATGACCGGAATGAGCGACACGGATGGGATTGCTCCCAACTTGTTGTTGCCCTCACTGATCTTGACGTGCAAGTCGCTGACGTTCTCTACTGCGTTCTCATAAGCTGCCTGTGCCTTTGACAGACGAGTCTTCATTCCTTCCTTACCTAATGTCCAGTAATTTCTACTCATAATTCTAATTTAAAATTGGTTAAACTAGTGGTACAAAAAACCGGCGTGTCTCACGACAGACCGGCTTGAACCATTTAAACAAAATTTAGTTATGATATGAGTAGCCAGCCGCTGCTAACGACTGACATTTTTGGCTAATCTTCATCTACTTTTACATTGTAGTGAAATCTTACAGTAAGGTAATCTGTGCTCAGAAAGAATGTATAGATTAAAGGCTCAGCCTGGCGTTCGTCGAGATACTGCTTCGTCTCGAAATAGTATATATTATTTTTTGATTCGCCAGTCAGTCGTTTGACAATCTCTCTACCCCACTCTGATGTAATCCACGATCGAAGCTTCCTGATAGATAGGTAGTTTCCGTGATACTCTATCATTGTAGGTGCGCCTCCTACAAATCCCAATGAAAAAAACTTATTGGTGAGATATTGCGAATCGTCAAAGATGGCGTCTAGAAGTGATTCCTCGACGACATTCTTCCCGTCAATAAGAGCCTTAATATACTCTCTTGTGTCTACATTAATTTCCTTCATAATTCTTAATTTTATTGGTTAGACTTTGAATCGGTTACCGAATCAGTAACCGACTTTTTGGGCTAGAATGGCTCCCGGCTGGCGCCTTGCTTTAATAGTTCGATCTAGAGAGCTTTAGCTCGAAGGATTACCTCCAGTAGTGACTGGAGGAGATCCTTCGTTGAAGAAGCTCTTGTGAATTGCTGCCGAGCCACCATTCCATAGGTGGCGAACCTTACGTCCTACTGATGATTACTTGTTCTCGCTCTTGGCTTTCTTCCACTCAAGAATCTTGCCCTGGATGTCTATATCAGACTCTTTGATGAGCTGCTTGAGAACACCGAGCATTCTCCAACCTTCTTCGTCGTAGAGCTTGGCTTTTGACTCAAGCTCCTTAAGGGAGTTGGTTTCTGACATCTTTCGTCCGTTCTTCAGGAATCTTGCTCCGTGGAACATGATGAGGTTTCTCATCGTGTAGTAGGAACCTGAACCCTTGTAGGCAGTAATGAACGCATCAGCCTGCTTGGTATCCCACGCGAGATGCTTGCGGTTCTTGTTGAACTTGCGAACGGCATCGTAGAGTTCCTTGTAGGTTTCTGCAACACTCATCTTGTTGGCAAGGTCACGGAGAGGATTGTATACCTTTCTCTCCAAGTCAGCGACGAAGATGTTTTCGTTCTGAAGACGGATATAAGGATTACCCTTGCAGGTATGCTTGTATGTCTTCTTCTTGTTTCCATCCTTGTCCTCCTTGGTAGTGTAGATGCACTTGTCGTCAATGTAGCTGCGAAGCTTGTTAATATAGTCAATAGCCATATCGTGTGCTACGCAGCCGTTGAACCAGCGGTTTCTCGCCTTGAGATTCTCGTAGTCCTTGTGGTCACACATCTTCATCTGAGCATACAGCTCGTTCTCCAACATGCGCCACTGGTACTCGTAGCCTTTCTTCTGCAACACCTCGTTGAATGACTTGCCGTCCTTCTCCATGTCTCGCAACATGTGGAATATCTGACTCATCACCCAACGACGGAAGAGCTTCCAGTTACTTACGTATCCACCCTCGACAATCTGCTTGCCTACCGCATCGATGGTTGCATCGTCCATATCAACAGGAACAGCCGCACCATTTTCGATTTTGATAAGCTGATCATCACCGAGAGGGAAATATTTACTAGTATCAACACCTGCTGCCTTAAGAGCTTCGAGACGCATCTGCGCCTTGGTCTTCTTACCGGTAGCTGCTGTAGCCTCTACATTGTTAGTTACGATGTTCAAGTTCTCACCAGTGATTGTTACAATCTGCTTCATAATTCTAATAATTTTAAATTGGTTACTAAAAATTTATTTAACTCTAGTGGATGAGGCTTACGCCCCACCCTTGTTTGGCTCAACCCAGTCTCTGAGGATAATCAGGTCCCTGTCATTTTCAGACTTCCAGAACCATCTTCCCCACCTGTTCTCCCATGCAAGGTTGCCTCTTAGAAGCTGAATCAGTATGTATAGCTCCAGCTTACATCTAGCTACCTCTCGTCGCTCACCATGCATCATATCTTCGTCTGAGAGCTCTTTCTCGGGCAAAGCCTTGAAGTAGTAGCGGCGATGGGATTCAGAACGCTCAGACGGCACAGAATGTTTGTATGCCATATATCTCTGTTCTATTGCGAACAGGACTACTGCATGTGTCAGGTAAGGTGTATCTTTCGGCTTATCTTCCTCAGACATTACTATCTTACCATTCATCCTACATGTCCTCTTCTGGAAGTTGATGGTGAACTTAGCACCATTCTCAACTGCATTGATAATCTCGTCGTATGTCATAATTCTATTGTATTGGTTAATAGGGATAGTGCTTATTCTTGCACTATCAAATTGGCTTCTTCGAGTTCATCCTTACTCAGTACATCTTCGTCTTCTCCGATGTGGATATAGAATTTGTCTCCGTTCGCCCACTCCATTGCACGCATATACAACCAGTGAGCCTCTTCGATAGAGAATCCGTCTGCGCTTACTGAATCAAGCATCTCGCCCATGCAAACTTCTGACGTTTCGTACTCTTTCTTGATTTCCTCAAGCTTCTTTAGTAATCTGCTGTTCATAATTCTTAAATATTGGTTAATGGGAGTGCGCTCAGAGAATCTGTTGCGTAACTATAAGGTCTTGATTAATACTGTATCTAAGTCCTGACAGATCCAGGTAACCACCTGGATCTTCAGGATGATTGATACCGTATTGTACAATCTATTCTCCTTGCGCACAATTCGGCTCGCAATAACCTAGTCTGACTCAACCTGATACGTTGCATTGCTTTAAGTTTTTGATTAAGGGCGTGGCATTGTTATGAAGCCAACCTCAGGAAGCGTACGCTTCCCCATCCTTGGCTTCAGAATCAATGAAACGCTCGATGAACTCTCAGAACTTGCCAGACATCGCTGCAATGCGCATGACTTATCTCATGTATTATGTTGCATGGATATATGTTCTTGATTCGATCCCGTGTTTGGATACCTGCGCCTGCGGGGATAACGGCAGGCGGCAGGTATACCACTCACGTGATATTAAACCTCATACTCTTGATAAGTCGTGATGCAATTCACTTTTGGTTGTTGTAGGTACACTCATAGGTCTGTTGTCTTACTATAGGCTGATGATTTAACCCGCTTGCCGATACGCGAGATTGCTGGTATTACCAGACATATCGCGTTGATACAAGGCGGGTTGAATAAACCGATACCTCCTCGTGTACCTCGTTTGGCAATAACGTTGTCTTTATCTGAGAGCGTGGCACGTAGCTATAGCAGCTTGATTCGAGGGCTGTTGTAAGCCGCCGGAGTACCCGGATAGTGTTCCGGGGAGGCCGGCGGCATGTAAACAGCACTCATAAATTCACTCTCCTCTAAAGACTACCCTCGTGCTAGGGTGATTCCCTGACCGATGGCTCGGCACAATACTTTATGTTTCTGATTTGACACAGGATTCGCCAGAATAGGTGATCCAGGACAATGCGCCTACTGCGCAGCCGTCCAGGATCAACTACTCTGGTTAAGAGACCTGTTGCATAAACTTCAGCCATCCGTCAGGGAGTGGTGGTGTGCGCCACCGGTGGTGGTCATACGGAATGTCACATTTCTGTACTTCGTTGATGAGCTACGCCTTGTGCGTCATACGAGGGGCCCGAGGTGTCTCAAGTTGCAAACTTGGATAACTCGGTCCCCTCAGATGATGTTATAGAGGCGTCGCCTGAATCTGTCCGTCCTTCTCCCACGTCCGTGTGCTCGGTTACAGAGTCTGCCGGTCAGAAGATACTGCGCATAGCTATATCAGATTGATAATATCCGGTTTAGGACGAGCGTAGGACCCATCTCATTGAGATGAGGTCCATGCACTCCGCAACCGGGATATTTAAAACCTTGTGTCTTCATTCCGGCAAAATCCTTGCGCTAGGATGCTCGTCTACAGAGTATTCACCAATGTGTTGTACGCTGCCCTGCTCGTTCGCAAGGCATTCTGAGCACAACCTATCGATAGATACCCCTTGATTTCGCTCTCTGTCTTACTCCTGTTGGCTTTCACGTTCCTTCCACGACCTCGGTCTATGCAACCTACAGCCTGAGTCTTCACGTATCCGAGACCACCGACCTTTCTCTTGCCTGTCTTGACCGCACGGATGCAGTCCATAACGAAGGCGTTGAGCTTGTCGATGTCCTCTTTCACGTTTATGACCGGAAGAACCTGAGTAGCCCAGGAGTAATCGCAGTACCCCTTGTAGAGATACCTGTTTACTGCATTGATGGCTTTCGTCATCGTGGTGTCACGTTTCTTTATCGTCCTCTTCTCAATCTCCTTCTGAAAGGTCTTGATACGTGTGGACGACAGAGAGATATTGTGACCCTTGATGGAATATCCCAAGAACTTAAACCAGTGATTAGCATCAAGATACTCAACCTTCTTTGGGTTAAGCGTCATCTGCATCATCTCCAGCTCGCTCTTCATGATATCCATGGCTTTCTCATAGTCTTCACCGACAAACAGCGTATCATCTGAATAGCGGACGTAATATCCGTTAAGCTTAGATAGCTTGTCGTCAAGATGATAGAGAATGACATCAGCCAGCCATGCAGCAACAGAGCATCCCTGTTTTAGGGACTGATACTTCTCGCAGAGGTTGTTGTCCTCATCGAAATAGATGTCTGTGTGATAGTAGTCACGAATGACATCTATCAGCGCAGACTTTCCGTACTTCTCCTCTACCTTGTCAAATGCCCAGTCGATGAACCGAATGGGCACAGAATCAAAGTACTTGGAGAAGTCACCTTTCCATCCGATGATTTTTCCCTCTGCCGAGTATATTATCCGAGACACATCTTGCACCACACGACCGCAGCCGATACCCTTTTGGTATGACGTACAGCGTGGATGCACCATCTCTGGCATCAGCTCGAACAGGAGGTCGTTTGCTATACTCAAAAGGATTCTATCTACAGGCTCATTCACATAGACAGTACGGAAATCTCCGTTGTCTTTAGGAATCTTTGCCGTATGAGGCGGCATTATCTTGTATTTGCCGCTCTTGATCCTCTGATACATAGCCAGACGAGCCTTTGGTGTTGTCAGCTGATACATTACTGCTTTGTCCATGTCCTTGAATAAGCCTTTCTCGATAGCATACTGCCATCTGGCTTTCTCGAAGAACATCTCTAGGATTCTGTCTTCATTCATAATTCTTATGTTTTGGTTATTGTGCGCAGTCCTTAGCTGCGCTTTTTAGGCAATGTTATTTCATCGCAGGGGAAGCACTGGTCTATAGGCCACCAGTATTCATTATCAATTCCCGCGAATCCTCTTTCCTCTGAAACGTGAGTGACAACGTGTTCCTTTGATTGGGAATGTATGTCGCAGTATACCCTCGTTCCTACTTTGATTTTCTTCATATCTCTAATATTTTTGGTTATTGGTAGGGAGATTGCTCTCCCCGTTTGGCTTAGTCGATGTGCTGGAGTGCTACGCTGTCATCTTCTTCGGATTCTCTCCAGTACTCCTGATCTGGTTCGATCTCGATAACCTCACCTGAGAAATTGTCAGCGTCAAGAATAATATCGCTATTATTATAGGCATCCTGCACTTTCTGTACGGCTTCATTCTCACTCTCAGCATCAACGCTGACTACCTTGTTTAAATGCTCTGTGACTGATACGTAATATCTCTTCATAATCTTTAATAATTTGGTTAATAGTACGGAGCCATGACGCTCCGCTTTTATGGCTTGTATTCTTCCTGCTTGATACTGACCGCATCACCGCACATGTAGTATGTACTGCTTTCACTGAGGTCGAGTCCGTCTTCTCCGTAGATATACTCCTCAATCTGCTCTTCTTCCCATGAATCCGGGCAGTTCTTAATCAGTCTTACTTCTGATGCCGAATAATCCAAAATCGCTATATTCATAATCTCATAATTTGTTGGTTGATAATGTCAGAGGGATTGCTCCCTCCGTTTTTAGGCTAATGCGTTCAATACTCTGTGGGCGTTGTATGCGACAGGATTGCTGTATTTTACCCTCTCCCACTTTTTGCGCTCACAAACTTTCAGGCAATACTCATGTGCTATATTCTCTGATAGTGCATCGAACGTGTTGTGTGTAACATCTGATGGCTTACCGAAATAAACTCTGTAACCATCCCTGTAGCATACTATACGTCTGCCAAGTCTGTAGATGGTTCTACTGCCCTTCTCTACAAATGTAATTCTTTCCATAATTTTCTGTATTTGGTTATTGGCAGGTAGCCAACTGGCTACCAATTTTAGGCTTCGCTCCATGCTTTCCACGCTTCATTCGTGTTCTTGGTGATTGCCTCGTTCCAAAGCTTCTCCATGTTGTAGAAAATTTCCTGAAATGCTTTAGGGGTATCCTTCGGATCAATCTTCTTGCCGAAATACGGGCGTCCACATCTTCTTTCGTCGTGCTCCCAGATGCACCGTATCATTCCCGTCTCCGTTGGAGTGCATCCGAGGAATGTTCCCATTGTACCGCATGTCTTTTCTCTAAGCCACTTCGGATAAGGAACGTATATTGTCCACGCATCCACGCAGTCACGGAACTTCTTTCTTGTGTCGTGATAAAGTTTCAATTTCATAATTCTTTGTAATTTGGTTGATAGAAGAGGAGCATGCAAGCTCCCCTTGTTAGGCTGTTTCTTTTAGTTTGATTCCATTCTCTTCGAGAGCGTCTTTAATCAGCTCGTCAGAGTCCTCGTAGTACTCTCCCCAGCAGGAATCAATCTGTTCCCACTCGTAGGAATCAGAAGATTTACCGTCTTCGTACAATTTTGTATACGGGCGTTTCTTTTCTAGGACGTAACCTTTTACATCACCCCACATCCACATACCAATATTCTTGACTTCGCTCTCAAACAGCTCGATGGCACGATTCTTCCAGTTCTTGGTATTCGTATCCACCATCTTCTTGAAGCGCTCCTTGTCGCAATAGGCATATCCTCTAACATAATCTCCCTGGCTATATCCACTGGAAGACCACTCGTAGAATGCTATATCCTTGCAGTTTTCAAGGAGATTAATAAAATCATCTTCTTCAAGCTCTTCTGTAAGCTCATCCCTAACATCCTCGTTCTTCAGTTCGTTAGGAGTGAAATCTCTAATGTTGTACCACTCGTTCTTGCCGATGCTGAATCTTGATTTTCTTTCAAAACTCCACATGTGGCACGACTTGTCGTATTCGAGACACAGATGATCGCAATGAAACATACTATTGATATACTTGATAATCTTCTTTTGTGGAACATACTTGCAGACAAGCTCTTTCAAGGCAGCCTCTGCATTTTCAGCTTCGACTTCACTGCTACAACCACGAGAAAGTTCCCTGTTGTATCCGTAATCAGAATAGTCCCAGAAGTAAACGCCTGCCAAATCCCATTCTGTGCAAGGGCATTCGGCATCCTCATCCTGGTAAATGGTGATTCTGTAATCGCCGATTTCTTTCTTTGCAAATTCGTAACTCATATCTAATATCATTTAAATGGTTTAACATTGAATATCCCCATGCTAGGGGATATTGTTAGGCTTCCTCATAATCTTCCTCCATCATGGAGTGAGCCTCTTCAAGCTCATTCGAGAAATTGTACTTGATGTTGTACGTGCCGAACGCCTTGAAGTACCATTCTTCGAGGTACGCCCTGTCCTTGCTAGCCTGCTCGCTGTCCTCTGCGGCATCAAGTCGGGCTACCATCTGAGGATACAAATCGTAGTAATCATCGCCATCGTAGTCAGTCGCCCAGAACGTACCTGTAACGTGTCTAGGATAATCGTTGTACAGATTGGCAAAATTTCCATCCATGCGCTGGTCGTTAAGATGGAGATATTTCTTCATCTCTCTGTTTACCTTGTGAGTAAACTCCCATGCAAGAGACTGGATATTCTTTCCGTACAAATCGGCAATGTATTCTTCTAGATCATCTGCGTCATCGAAATTCTCAAGACACTCACGATATAGGCTCTCGATTACCTTGGCGAAGCTTTCAACACCGATATAATCGGCTACTTTTTCGATAACCTCACCCTTGTTGTTCATAACATATTCCCAAATATTCTTTTCCATAATTCTTCTGTTTTAATGGTTCATAATGGTTCCCCACATTATCGTGGGGAGTTTTAGCCACATATGGCAATGTCGCCATAATTTCTGTAGAAATGCTTGTATGCATCAAGACCACTGGCAGCTTTCAAGTCTGTGACCTCTAGCTTACCGGTATCCTTGCGTACCTCTGCAATAGAGAATGTATTGTCGTGTGTCCACTTGATGAGGTCCACACGCCTAACAGGATTCTCTACTGACTCAACGATTTTACACTTCAGTAAATCGTCATTCAGGATTTTCTCTAAATCACTCATAATTCTGTAATTGTTGGTTAATAGAAATCCCCACCCGTGAGAGTGAGGATTGGTTTGGCTAATCGAACTCACTTTCGTCCTGCTCGTACCACCAGTCCTGGAATCGATTCGCAACCTCTTCCAGTGCATACTTGGCAAATGTGTCATAGATATTTCTGCTCTCGCCCTCGTTAAAAGGAGCATACAGAGCCTTGCCGATAGCATCATAGGTGACAGATTTGTCGTCCTTGAAATTCCCGAATCTCTTAATCATCGTGATAAGGTCTTCGCCCAAATCATCGGCAAGCTCGTGCATATTCTCCATGATAGCACTCTTGTTCTCATTCCAGAACTTGCAGGTCTGAGAATAATAGCAGAATCCAGTGTACCCGTCATTTGCATTTCTGCAACTATCGAGAGAATTAAGCAGTGTGTCTTCATTAACACCGCCAAGCTGCTCTACTACGGCATATGCCATCTTTACGAATGATGGATTATCATTTTCCTTGATAAACGCATCCCATACTTTCTGTATATTCATATTTCTGTATTTTGGTTGATAATAGAAACGAGCAAGCGCACCATACGCTTACCCGTAATTTTAGCCGAAAACCCAGATAGCCGTAGTTCTTGCGCAAATAGCATACAGCTTTCCGCTGTGACCACGGAACAGCATTCCGTTGCATCCGTACACACCGGAAGAATAGCCTACCTGACTATATTCTTCCGGGATGGCTGCACGGCTTGAACTGTGTGTTATATCCTTGGCAGCTCCTACTCTAACGAGTCTCTTCAACTCTTTCTGTGTCATTTTCTCCATAATTCTTTAATTTTGATGGTTTAACATGGTTTCTGTGCAGTCTATCTGCACAGAATGTTTGGCTAGAACTTGCGAGGGCGCATGCACGATTGCTCAATCTCCTGAGCCTTTTTGTCTGCACGTGCTACGCGTCTGAAATACTCGCTCTTGTCGAGGTTCTTGCGTCTGCACTCCTCGCTGATAACTGCCTTGTGGCTCGCTACGAGCCTGGCAAGGAACTTTCTGTCTCCGTCTGTCATAATTCTGAATTTTATTGGTTAATAGCAGGCAGCACATTATCGTACTGCCCAGTTCTGGCTAGAGATTGTACACCGGACTTTCTGAAGCACACAGAATCGTAGGACCGGTGAGGATGGAGAACGCACAAGGGTCGAAACTCTCGATTTTCTTCATGCTCTCGATTTTCTTCTGTATCTCAGCACGTATGGATGACAGATTAAGTCTACCGTCAATAGGCATGATAGAATCCATGCCCACCATTTCCACAACGCTCACCTCATCGGTAAATCTCATGTTCACAAGGTCAAATTTATTGATTTTGTGATAAAATTGTACCCATCTACTCATAATTCTACATTTTTGGTTTGTAGGAGAGGGAGATAAAACTCCCTCAATTTTCAGGCTATGTACTTCTTGATGAACTCTTTAAGCTCGTTGAGCCGCTCGTCAATCTCCTCTTTGCTGCATACGCAGATGAAACGTGGAAAACAAGTATCCGTTATTTCTCCCATGTCATTCATAACACAGGCAAAACAACTTATATACCCTTCGCCGTTTTTATTGCTAACGCTAACATCAAGGCTCAGTCTTGATTGATTTTTCAATATTTTTTTTTGGATTTCCTGCAACTTAGGCAAAATCGTAGAGAGTATGTACTCTACATTCTCCTTGTATTCTTCATCTATCATAATTCTTAAATATTGGTGAATAGTATGCGTGACAATCGCCACGCACATTTAGCTCATGCACAATACCGCAATCTCAGAGAAACTCTTGGAGATAGTTTTCTTGCTACGGAAATCCCTATAGCCCTTAGTATTGTTGTTGTGCCACTGGCGCGCTGCTATCTTGATCTTCTCCATCTCATGCATAAGCGCACGCTCAAAATTCTTCTGTGATTTTCTGTCTTGCATAATTCAATTTGTTTAATGGTCCTACATAGTATGCCCAGGAAAATGCCTGAGCACATTTTTGGCTACTCGTACTTGTTGAGCAGGAAAATCAGAATACAGCCGTCTCCGTTCATGAGCATCTGACATTTGTCCTCATCTGTAATGATGTTGGCGCAAATCTTTGCGAACATAGGAAACGGCTCATCCTCCATCTTGTCATGATATACTGCCAGGTATGTTCCCGGCAGCAGAGGACGAGAATCCTCAGGATCGCCGCCGAACTCATCGCACGCCTGTATAGGACATAGAACTCTCTGGATAGATGTGTGTGTACACATATCTTCCTCGCAGTCCATGCCCATCATGATATCAATTAACTCACACTTGATTAATTCCTTTGTTATCGTCTTGTACATATTCTTAATATTTTGGTTAATAGTAGAGAGGAGCAGAAACTCCTCTCAGTTTTGGCTACTTTCTGAGACCTACGAACGTTGTAGTTCCCTCTGCTGTGTAACTGCCGTTCAGCTCTAAAATCTCGTTAGCCTGAGCTAACACAGTTTTTCTCAGCATCACGTTTGCTCTGTGACAATTCACGAGAGTAACTGAAACCATTACTAATGCAACACACACTACGGCAAACAATGCCACGAAAATATTCTTCTTCATAATTCTGTAATTTAATTGGTTAATACTAGATACCGCCCGAATATCTCCAAGCGGTAGTTTTGGCTAGTCACAGATATCCTCTATCTGCTGCTGAATGGCATCTATCATTATGCAGATAATAAACAGACCGCACATTTCAAGAACCGCAGAATATAACACTGCTTGAAAATCTCCAAGCAGAAATCCTGCGATAGCAATAATGCCACACACGAAACTTGTAACTAATATGAGCGCAGCTGACAGCACGCCCTTGCTAATTCTCTTTTCCATAATTCTTTTGCTTAATTGGTTATATTATCGTACTGCCTGGATTTCTCCAAGCAGAATTTAGCTAAATGTTTCCAAGCACAATTTTCGTACTTTCTAGATTCCTCACACTCCAGGCAGGATGAAATTCTCCAAGCGGAGTGTGGATCGCCACAGCTCACGGAAATACCACTTACCCTTTTCCGTACTGCTCCAAATATACACAAGCAGAATTCCGTAAAGAATTCCAAGCACATTCAGGAGAATTATCGTACTTGCCAAGCAAATGAATGCCGGCGCACTCTGAATAAATCCAAGCACAATTATCGTACTTGAATAAATGATTTGTCTCACTTTCATATCTATATTTTTTTGGTAATTGTTCCGTAGCCGCACGACAATTATCGTACTGGCTACAGATTTTTAGTCGAGAAACAGAGCTAGAGTATTATTGCGCCACGATATAAACTCCACACGATTGTATATGGTCTGTCTGTCTGCAATAATTCTCTCCATCATTCTCTGTCCTCTGCAATCGAAATTCTGTATCATAATTCTAAATTTGTTGGTTTGTAATTGTAGAGCGGAGATTTCTCCCCGCCCCGATTTAGCCATAGGAAGTACGGACACGTTTTTTTATTGTCTTCATTCTCTCATGTTTACTCCGTACACCTTCGCTTCAAATAATCGACACGTTCACACGCTTGATTAAAATCTGCTGCGAGCGTTTTAATTTCCGTTGCCTCACTACCGTCCCCGTTCATGGATTCCAGAGCACCACCAATTTGGTGCGTTGCGCTTCTACGAGTACTGGCGCACACTGGGAGAGATTTCTCTTTCGGATATACCTCACGTGTGTTATTCTCTCATTACAACACGAATTGTGATTTTAACCACAAGGCTCACAACTGACAAGCCTGGCACGTTCGGAACCCGTCCACGTGTGCCACACGATAGAATATGAATTATGATTTCTTTATCCCTGGGACGAAGGATATTATTCCATCGTTATAGGTAACACGACCTATCCCAGTGACTAGTGTTCTCCACTAGCTATCGTCCGCTCTGATAGAAGAAATATTCCTATCTCGCTGCACAGCTACGATTTCTTACCTGTACACGTGCCTCATCTCATTCGGTATCGTGGCGGCTCTGTGCTCTCTCGCTACCCTCGACGGGATTTCTCGCCCGCCTTTCTGTATCACTACAGATTCGTTTGCCGTATAGCTCTCTGAAATTTTGGCAATTAGTCCCCTGAGGGAGAATAAATTCTCTCTCTGAGTTAAGCCCACACACCACGACAAGGTTTACCAAATTGTGTGGGAAAAATAAGGACACGGCGACCCGCTCCAAGTTGAAAAACCTGGAGTAAAATTTCCCACTGGCTACCTATCAAATAGACAGTAGGAAAAACTAGATAGCTAGATTTTTCTAGCTACCTGTTTTGTGTTACTTACTTTTGCGCTTCTGCTAGTTTAGCCTGCAATTCTGCTATCTGCTTTTGCAAATCTGTTATGCTTTCACTCTTTTTCTTTGCTACCTTTGCACCGCTTGAAAATGCTTGATGTAAAGAACACAACTTACTGCCTAATCTTTGCAAACTATCTATAATAGTTGTTTGTACGTCTTTATTGTTGTTATCAAACCACGCAAAGAAATTAGGTAGTTTATGCTTGCGTGAAAACTCGCTAACAGCAGAACGAACGCACTCTGTTTGCAAATTGCAATAGCTTTCATCTGAAAGTACGTAATTTGTTGCTAGCTTGTTGTAATTGGCACGTGCTTTCTCCAATTCTTTCTTTGCGCTTACAACTTCGCTATCGGTGCACTCGCTTAATAGCTTTTTGCGGTAACTATTGAGCACTTCTAAACTCTGCGCTAAGACTGCGCTACCTTTGCACTCGGTTACATAACTGGCAACCTTAGTACTTACGTGCTCATAACCTTGAGCACCTTTTACGGATAATTCTTTCATATGCCTAAATTGTTTAAATGTTACTTATAAGATAGTGTCCTATCTCTTTCTTTTTGTACTACAAAGGTACGAAAATTTATTGATAAAAGCAAATTTTTTATGTTAAAAAACGACCTTTAAAGACGTTATAACATATTGATACATAGATAGTTATAAGTTTTAACACTTTGTGGCAAAGTGTCAATATATTACGTTTTACTTCTATATATATAACTATATAAACACCATATGTTAATTTTTTAACATTTAACCAGTACGTTATTATGTAACATTTTTTCACTCAAGTAATTTGTAATAAGTTTTTGTGTTTCACGCTTTATTGATAATGTATAATTATGCAAGAAAATGAATATAAACAATATTATAAAGTGTTGATTATTAAGGGGTTACATAAATTTTTTATAAATATAAACCGACAATTTGAAATAATTACAAAAATATTGTTTCACGATGGTTTACACTATATAAACCGACACAAAGTGTAATAATTTCAGAAGAAACACCCCCACACCCCCTAAATAGCACTAAATCAGCGCGGTAGTCACCTCATCTAAAAATTTTTTCTTCCGATTTTTCAGCCTTTTTGTAAAGTTTAATTACTTTCCACCATAAAGGATAATTATGCATATTCATTCATCCGTTATTTATTAACATTTGATACCATAAACTCTTACTTTGCAGACCAAACCATAAATGTATACCTATCCTTCATTTAATGTATACCTAAAATGTATATTTATACCCTTTATTTACTAGGGTTTTACCGGATATTCAGGATATTATATGTATCTTTGTATTGTCGATATTTTATAGACGACATGTTGTAAGGACGACCTGACACGTGTTATCCTTCAGAAAGCCCCTGTTTATCGGGGTTTATCCTACACAATAACGGAAAATTAATATTATTATTGTACATAAATGGAAAATGGTATTGCTATAGACACATTGCACGCTCAGTTGCTAGACCTTTTGAGGCATGACGAGTACGGCTTCGAAGCGCTCCGTTGCCAGGACTGGGGTAAGGCAAACTCTGATAAGTACAACAAGCTGAAGTCTACTTTCATCAGGTCAATGAGACGTCTGGCGAAGAAGGCTCCGGTGAAGTACTACAACGGTGCTTACTACATGTTCAACGGCAAGATATACGAAGCTGTTCCGAAGATAGTTTTGGAACAGGCTTACCAGCTTCTGCTCCTCGACCTGGCCATGGCTCCGATGCTCGGCATCAGTATGGTGATGAACAAGTCATTCATGGAGGTGATAGAGTGCTACAACATACTGAGACCTACCTTCGACATCGTTGCATTCGCCAACGGAGTGGTTGACTTCGGCAGCGGTCTGAAGTATCCGAACGTGATGCCGTTCTCTCCCGAGTACCATGTCACATACTACCACCCATACGACTACAATCCGAAGGCGAAGTGCGACAGGTGGATGAACTTCATCAAGGAGGTCCTCCCAGACAGGACGTCGAGGATGATCCTCCAGATGTTCCTCGGTCTCGGTCTCATACAGAGAGGTACTGCATACAATCCGTACGAGGGGAAGGAATCATCGAAGATTGAGCTCTGTCTTCTCCTTATAGGTACGGGAGCCAACGGAAAGAGTGTCATCTTCGACGTTGCCTGCAACATATTCGGCAAGGACAGGATAAGCAAGATGGACTACGCCGACCTCACTGCTGACGGAGACGAGGGAATGAGGGGAAGGTATCCTATCAGGAACGCCATCTTCAACTGGTCTTCCGATTCCGACCCGAAGAAATTCGGAAGGAAGAACACCGGTATGTTCAAGAGACTCGTGAGCGGCGAGCCCGTCCCGATGAGAAAGCTTGGCAGGGATATCTTGGAGGGGAACTCAATCCCCTACCTCATCTTCAATCTCAATGAGCTTCCGTTCCCTGATGATGCGTCGCTCGGATTCATCAGGCGCTTGCAGTACGTGAGCTTCGATGTTACCATTCCTAAGGAGAGGCAGGACCCGGAGCTTGCGAGCAAGATCATCCGTGAAGAGCTGAGCGGAGTGTTCAACTGGATATTCCGTGGCGCGATGGAGCTGAGGAGCAGGAAGTACAGGTTCCCGGCAGCGGAGGGCAGCAGGAGACAGCTGCTTATCTCCCTTCTCGGAAGCAATCCTATCTATGCCTGGATAAGGGCGTATGATATGAGGTGCAGCCAAGAGGCGAGGGGCGAGATTTCGGAATGCATGCTTGCCAAGGAGATGTACGAGAGGTTCGTCGAGTTCTGCAAGGCAAACGATGTCGAGGAGAAGGATATCCCTACGATTCAGAAGTTCGGGCGTGATATGAGCGACAAGTACGGCTTCTTCAAGAAGAGGTCACAGGGCGGAATGACCTATCAGGTGTACGGCGCGCAGATGATTGACCTGAAGCAGGAGCTTCTCATCAATGACGTGAAGAATAAATTGCGTGGTGAGGAGGACATCAAGCAGCCGGAGAGCTTCATTCAGCCTGACGATTAACGGTTATAAAACAGATTTCTATGATAGACAAGGAATATATCAAGGAGATTATCTCCCGTATCACGAATCTTAAGGCCGAGAAGAATATGGTTCCGGCCACCGCTTCAATGCAGGAGATTATGACTGCTGTTCGCGAGGATGCCCTGGAGTGCATGAGGACCATGTGCAATGATAAGGAGATTGTGGTGAACAGAACGTTGAACAGTGTTTCATTCAAGTGCCTATGAGAAGACATCACAATCCGAACAAGGTTCCGCCGTTCAAGCCAGACCCCGAGCATTGGACTAGAAAGGTTCATTCATGGAAGGCGAAGGTTGCATACGAGACTGAGGATGATGCTTGGGAGTTTCTGAATCAGATTCCGAGGTTGAAGGCACTCGGCTGGCATCCTTACTTATGTAAGGTTTGCTCAAAGTGGCATATTGGTAGATTACATAATAAATAGTTGAGATATGGAAATTAGAGTTAGCGTTTTAGGAAAGGTCGCATACAAAGAAAGAGAAAGTAGGGAGGATGCAGAAAAAGCCGAACTATATCCATTTGGAGAAGGAGTGTATGCGGTAATGGATGGAGAAAATTTCGTTGAGTTAAGAGTCGTATCTGGCAAAAAACACAGCGATGAAAAAGGTGATTATTACGCATGCGTAGATAATTACTGGGTGCATGGGAAAATCTCAAACTCTGCAACTATCATAGAGCATGAAGAAAGGTTGAAGGATTATATCGACAAGTGTTTCGGTCGTCTTGAAGCTATTGTTAAAAAAACCAACGATTGTATCAGTAGTGTAAGTGAAGAACTTGATGGCTTTATGAGTAATTCTCAGGATGATTTTTGCTCTATTGAGAAATCTCTTGAAAGAATAGAGAAAGATGGTGTTGGTAGTGGAAAAGGTATCAGCGAGAAGACATTATTGTCTGCTATCGAGATTGTATCAAAACAGAAATAGTTGAGAATATGAAGAAGAAAGGATATTACGAATACGAAAACGGAATCTACCCTTTGAAACTTTGGGTACACATCGGAAAAGACTTGAAAGAGCTGATAGATTCCTGTTTTGACAAATGCAAGGCTCCCGATATTGATTACGGCGGCGTTACGTATTCCGATGCTGTCAGAAAGAGCGACAGAAGGCGAGGCGTTCTTGTATCGTTTCCGTGTCAGAAGGTTATGTCGATGAACTATTGCTGCCATGAAGCTTCTCACGTCTGCGATGCCATCGAGGAATATACTGACTTAGAACACGGCGGCGAGCCTTCTGCCTACCTGATGGGTTGGATTGCGTCTTGCATCAACAATGCTCGTTTGGGTATTGGCGATTTCGTTGAACTAAAAGATGAGGAGGAATAGCTTATGAAGCCGATTATAGTAATTGAACTTCCTTTGGGAATGGGCATTGATAGAGAAATCACAGAGCCTTATGGCTATGATTTATTCTACGGAGACGAAAATATCGAAGCTCAGTGGGAGAAGCTAGAGAAACTTCGGGAAACTGGTGGCGTTATTGTTGTTCAACCAAGCCATACTAGTGCTGTTCGCGAGATCCTTGATCCTTATATTGGTGAGGATGGATTTATCAAGGAATGTGGTTTACGAAAGGTTCACACAGAAGAACATGGTGATTTCTGTATTATCCTTTATCACAACCCATCAGAGGTTATGGCTCTTAGAGCATTTTATTTGAATAGTAAAAAGAAATAGCTTATGATTAAGAAAGAAGATATTAAGGTTGGGCTGGAATTTTATATTACAAGGAAGAATTGCTTAAAATGCAATTTTGACCCTCTGTTTGTTCACGATGACAATATCCCAGTTCTATTCCGTATAGAGAGAAATGACGATTGTACATATCTATGTACATCTGCCGATTCTAACCATGAGTTTTTTGCTCATTTTGATACGGAAAGCATAATGAAGTTTGGTGTAGCAATAGCAGCTGGAGGAGAATCTAGAAATGAAAAGACAGAGCAAGTATCTCACCCATCCCATTATGCGTGGCTTAAGGATTTATGTGGTGTTGAGCCTTTGGATATTTGCAGACACCTTGACTTCAATACAGGGAACGCTATCAAGTATCTCCTGCGAAAGGATAAGGTGGATGGCAACAAGACCAAGACCGAGAAACGCATCGAGGACTTGCGTAAGGCGGTGTTTTATATCCAAGACGAAATAAAACTATTGGAACATGGAACAACAGACTGATTACACTTGCAAGGATTGTTTCTTCTTCAAGGATGGGGTTTGTAATAACCCTAATGAGATTAGGTTTACTTCTGAGGAGAATCCTTCTTGCACAGATTTCGAGTATAAGGAAATAAAAGTTGAACTTTAAAATATTGTTATCATGGCATTACCATTTGGAAAAACTATCAAGACAAGACACTTCACCGTGCTGAAGTTCAGTAAGAGCTTGTCTAAGAAAGAAGTTGCTTCACTCAGAGAGGATATTCCTGCTGATATCAAGAAGCATTTGCAGAGAGGCTCGCTGCCTTTCATCAAGATTGCGAACATTGCCGGCACATGGGGTGTTGAATACTCTATCGGTACATCAATGTATGCTGCACTCGATGAATGTGTTCCTGTTGCTGTAGGAGACCATTATGAGTTCTCCAAGGATGATGGAAACATCATCGAGGCATTTTCCCAGCTTATGTATGCGGATACATCGTTGCCTGGCGATGCAGAATACACGGCAGGTAAGTTGAAGCTCCGTGACGAATACCTTGCCCGTGAGTCTGCGAGACTGAACGCTGCTGCCGATGAGGGTAAGACAGAAGAGCAGCTTCGCAAGGAGAGCGATGAGGCCGTACAGGAAGTCATTGACCGCGATAAGCACGCCGAGACTCTTCTTGAGATGGCAGAACAGATTAAAAAGGAAGGAGGCAAGGATGAGCGATAAATTGCTTGAGGTCGTTCAAGACCACACTTCCTTAGTGCAGGCGCTCCAGTTCATTTTGGAGGCCGCAGAGACTAAGAAACTGCCACCATACGGTGTTCTTCCTGTATTCAATGACGACCTTCTTAATGATAGGCTTAAGGGTATACTTGAGTTGGTTACCGGAGAGAAGTATCCTTAATTGACTTCAAAGTTTTCTTCTACTTATATATTTATTAAAAAAGCGAGGGGCAGTATCTGTGAAGACGCTGCCCCTCTTAGTTAACCAAAATAATTTGAATTATGCTCAGCAGAAAGAATCTGTGAACATTAATTGTTTGCAAAGGTACTTGGTTTTGCTGAAATTCTAGTAAAACAAAGTTACTTTAACACGAATTTAACTATTTCTTCTTCTTTTGGAAAGTCGCCTGACCATTTTTAAAGATAATGCAGTCTTCGCAGCATCGTGGCATCGACAGAGGTATGTAGTAATGGACCACATTGTTTTCCGTATCAATCTCGTCCTGCTTAATCTTGTTATAGTCGGCGATGGATGCAACTATCTTGAGCCACTCAGGTGATCCATACTTGGCTTTTCGCTGAGCCAATACCAGGTCTTTGAGAATTTGCTCCTTGGAGGTAGCTTTCGCTAACTCTTCAGGAGAAAGCTCTTCAGCGTCCTCGTTATTCGCTTTCTTACCCTGCACCTCTGCAATTCTCTTCTGAACAGACTCCTGGGCTTCGAGCTTGTTCATCTCTCCTTCAAGGAAAGATTTCTCCCAGTTGAGACCTTCTCCCTGAAAGGCGATAGCCCAACAGTCCCTCGTTGGCATACCTGAGCCACGGAGGCTGGCATAGATGTAATAGCGAGGGTCTTTCATCTTAAGAGCCTTCGCCTTCTTGTACGTATCGACGGATAACGTGTATCCTTTTGTTTCTTCAATCATAATCTTATTTCTTTTTATTATCCTTGAATGCAAATACTGTGTAGCAACAACACGAAACATGAAATGGAGGATATGGATCTTTGAAAGAATGGATGCCAGCATCGGCTTCATTTTGGCAGATTTCGCATGGATAACTACTTCCTCTCTTGACGTAGAACCCGATAGCCTTGTTCTCCTGCCCATACTCCTGCTCTGCCTGTCCCCACGCCAAAGCAATCACCTGAGAAGCGTTTCTTACGATGTTCTGATAGGCGTTCTTGTAGTAGCCTTTTCCGTAAGAAGGAACATCGATGTTGATATCCTTTCTCTTCGCTTTGGTGATGACTGATGTGTGATATGGGTCTTTATAGCCTGTGCGGATGGAAGACAGGAGCTGCTGGTCTGAATATCCCATCAAGGTTCCTGCCTTGATCATCCTTACAATATCTTCCGCAAAGTTTCCGAGATATACGGCGTTTCTTTCAGATGTCGTCTTTCCGTAGATGTCGCTAACGAGAAATGATTCTATGTTCTCGCTGTCAATCCCGAGAATCTTGCATGAAACCTTGGAGTAAGCAGAGATGTAACTGTTGATACTCTCCTCTGCCTCAGCAGTAACATTCTTGGCATAAGAGAGCAGGGCTGACTCGTTTGTGAGCCTGCCCGCACCTCTGTATCGCTTACTTGCGGCAATTATTTTCTGTGTCGATTTCCAGAGAATATCTGCAACATGGTCCTCGCAGTTTCGGATTGCCTGCAAGCGCTTTCTGCTATAATCGACAGAACGTTTTAACTCATCCATAGGCTATTAATGGGTTTGGTTGTAGTGCTGCCAGTTGTTCTCATTCGGGGCGTTCCGATTCTCGTCCCATTTGGTTCCTGACTTATTTGGGCGTCCAGCTCCGCGACCCGTACGTACGTTTCCACTACCTCCATTCTGAATATTCGCCGTTGCCTTCTGCTCCTCGATAGCATTCTGGGTTTCGTTATCCGCACGTTGCATATCCATAAGGAGGTCCTGCTGGTCTTCTTCCTTTTTCTCTCGCATGATACGCTCATATTCAGCGGTCTTAGGGAAGTCAGGGCAGCGTTCTGAAGCCGTCTGCTTAGAGAGGAATCCGTTCTGAACCGCAGTGGCAATATTTGTAATTTGTTCAGTTTTATTACTATGTACATACGGACTTATCCACGCATTGATTGGAAGCCCGGACATTGTTGCGACGCAGTTTTCATCAGTACCGATGCCGAACTGACAGATGCGGAGAATCTTATCCAGGAATGGCTGCAACTCCTGCGCATCGTTCATTGCAACCTCCAGTGCAGGAGAATAGAGAAGCTTGATGGCTACACCTGGGAGGTCACCAGACTTCAGCTCAGGTGGCTTCACGGTGAATGACAGCTCATAGATGAGGTCGTACGACTTGTTGAGCTGTGTAGCGAAGGCATCAGAGGCATCCGTTCCATTCAAGAATTCAGCCTTGCCGTTAGTGTCCGTAATCATGATTGTCTTCGCAGAGCCGGTCATATCGTCGCCGGTTATAGAAATATCCTCACCATCGCCAGTGAGCGTAAGGATTGGGAAAGCGTACGCCTTATTATTCTCGCAGAGATATGAGAATGCCTCCTCGTAGTCCTCGATGTTCTTCTGGACCATAAACCAACAAGGTCCGTTGTCGTTACGCGCGTAGGCTACCGGTACGAATTGGAAGCCGTGGTCTTTCTCTTCAATGAGGGTGTAGTCATCAATTCCGAAAATCCTTGCAATCTTCGTCATTACCTCTTTCACCTTTCCAGACTTGACAGCCTTCTTGAAGCGGTAGAACTTCCGGTTATCCCAAGCCTCGACATATTCGGTCTTCTCGTTGCCCTCATCGTCGTAGTCGTAGTACTTCCTGGCAAAGCACAAAAGGTCGCCAGTGAGTGAATCGACGTGAGGGTACAGGATATCTCCTCGATCATAAGAGAGTGTTCGTGTGCAGAATTTCTTCTTTTCATCGAAGAAACCAACGATTGCACATTCTGCAACCTTCAGATATGCACTTACGGCTTCAAAGAAGCGAATCTCCATATCGTGCATAAGCCAACCCTTCTTGAATACATCGAGGGTCTTCTGATTCTCCTCTACCTTCTTCTCGTTCTCGTAGTCATCACCATCAGCAAGCTCGAACTGAACATCGTTCCCAGTCAAGTGCAGCAGATGCTTCGTGTGGATGAGTTGCTGGAACGCAAAGGCTGTACGCTGAATCTTCTGGCAGTACCACCTGTTATTCTCAGGGTTCAGCTTCCAGATGTCCGGGTATTCCTTCTCGTCCATTATTCTGTGTGCAGATGGATAGTACTCACGCAAGAAGTCTGCCTGCGTCTTGATGCGGCGATACATGGTGTCGTCTGGCATCGTTCCGTCGTAATAGTCAGGAACAACGTCGCTTACAGCCGAGTGCTTCATGTACCCCGCAGGAGTAAGCTCGTAGAATGGCTTCCTTACGAGCAGCTCCCTTACATTATTTACCTTGATAGCATCCATAATCCTTTTACCTTTTTATTTTTCTTTTTTGTTAAACTGAATATCATTACGTAGAACCAAGATTCAAAGAAGTCAGGCGAGTGTCCGACATATTTCTTGGCAATCTTCTTAGGTAATAGCTTGAATCCCCTATCATCACTATTCTCGTCACGTCTGAGCATCTTACGCTCCTTCTGAAGAATCTGTCTGAGAGGAACCTTGTCAAATCCGTTTCCTGAATACTTTCTTTCAAGCAGAGCCGAGTCGATGGAAATCTGCTTCTCTTTTATCATCTTATAGAACAACCATGCGCACTGAGACTTCAAATCCTTATAGAGGTATTTGATTCCTTCTTCTTCCTGATGACTCCTAGCGATAGGTGCTGCCTGGTTGTTGAATGGGACGGCATCCTTGAAGAATCCCTTGAAGTACTGACCGATTCCCTGCATATCGTAAGTGAAGTTACATTCCTCGACACCCCACTCTCTCAGCTTGGCCTCAACTACAGAAACGAGTGTCTTAGGGTCCAGCCTCAAAACAACCAAGTCTTTACAATGCCATCCTTCCCAAAGCCACATTACGAAGTTATCGCCTCCGGTGAATGCGATATCGGCAGAAGCTCTGCGTTTTCCATCTCCTATCTGTTCTGCATTGTCGTAGATTTCATCAAGGTCTTCCATCTTGATCATGTCATCGCCGGCAGCTTTCCAGTTCCAGTTGGCCTCCAGGTCTCGCATACGCTGTTCCTCGTCCTGTTGGGCAAGGTTGGCGAGATATGAGGCATCGGTAGAGATAAGCTTAATGTTCTCTGATACGTCAGCGCGAACGAATGTTGCCGACTTGATGAACATTTCGAGCTTTGTATAACCAAGTTCCTCATAGCTGTCCTTCCAAAGGCTATCAATAATGCCCTTGCACTGCTCGTACACCTCTTCTCTCGTGTTACCCCAGTAGATTGAGTCAGGCGTATCTCCGTCCATGAAACAGTATCGTATAACTCCGTCCCGTTCCGGTATGATGTAGCCGTTCTCGTCAACCCACCAGTCAATGAACTTTCTCACCCAAGATTCCGGGTCTGGGTTACAGGTAATCCAGAAGCGGTTTCGGATATGCGCTGCATTTCGGTTGTTGGTCAAGAGGTACTTGAACTTCTTGTATGGGCACTGAGTACCCTCATCGATGCAAACGTAGGCATACTGGCGACCCTGGAATCGTGTCTTGAAGTCCTGATAGGCTCCAGCATAGTACGAGAATTTGAGCCATCCTCCGTTATCGAAGTTCCAGGTCATATCATTTTGTGACTTATTGTAAGTTCCAAATTGGGAGAACAATTTATAAGAGTCTGTCACTAAGGACTGTAAGTCGTCTTTTTCGTTACGAAGAATTGTTGCATGAAAATCTGGATTTTTAATATCCTTCAGAACTTCCATTAGGGAAGAGAACGATTTTGAGCCGCCTCGCGAACCGCCAACTATCTTAATATCAGCGTCTATAGACAGCATGCGTTCCTGACCGCCACGCTGAGCTATAATCTTCAGCTTGTCGGGATGCTTCTTGTCGGCGTCTCTTAATGATTGGATATACTCTTGAGTGTAAATAGGCTCTCCGTTATCCAATTTTAATCCTGAAAACACATCTTTCTGCATAAATATACATTTAATACTGCAAAAATATACAATTTTTCTTTGATAATTGCATATTTATTCATATATTTGCAAAATAAAAGGTATATTTATACGTTTTCGAGGTGGAGGGACCACTTTCGGGATAACATTTTTAATCAAAAAACAACATGACAAGAGAGGAACTCTTAGCATTAGTGAACAAGGAGGTTGATACCACCAAGTTCAAAGAACTTAGCCAAAAGACCATCGATGAGGAACTTGATGATGTTTTGGAAGATTTCGGTGATGACGAGGAAGCAAATTCCAAGTTGGTTACCAAGTTAGCAAACCGTCTGAAGCGTATCAACGGCAACTTGCACAAGAATATCTCTGACGAGGTAAAGAAGAGCAAGGAGGAAGCTGAACGCAAGAAGAAGGAAGAGGAAGAGGAGCGTAAGCGCAAGGAGGCTAAAAAGGGTGACGATCCTGACGACAAATACTCCAAGCTGCTTGAGAAACTCGAAGCTCTCGAAAAGGCTAACGCAGAAAGAGACAAGAAGGCTGCAAGGAAGGCAACCATCGAGTCAGTAAAGGCAGGTTTGAAGGATAAGTTCGACAAGGCAAACCTTGAAATGAAGAACTACTTCCTCAATGCTGCAATAGCAAAGCTGGAGATTCCGGACGAAGATGTCGACATCGACGACCTGGTTTCTAAGGCTGAGAAAATCTACACCGCAGAGTACAAGGAGGCTACCGGTGAAAACGGTATTCCTGCAAAAGGCAGTCGCACGTCTAGCGGAGGCACGTCCACAGATGATGACAAGTTTATGGAAGAAGTGGCCGAGCGTCGAAAGAAGAGATTCGGCGGTGGAGACAAGAAGTAATTTCAGGATAACAATTTTAAAAAGGTAAAAAGATTATGGACAACACTTCTATTTCCCACATGGAACAGATGGGTACTCGTGGCATGCTGAACCACGGTGCGACCATCATTCAGACAGAAGGTAAGGTCGGCGGAACCCGATATGTGTTTGCCGGTCTTGAGGCGCTTATCAAGAATGCCTTCGTTCACCCACCTATTGGTGGTAAGCTTGTCAACCCATTCAAGGGCCCGGCTAAGATTTATGCCGGCGACTTGATTGAGCACGACCTCGGCTTTACAGCAGGCAACGAAGGTCCTGGTGCTACAATCAAGATTCTGAAGGCTTACGGCGTGGCAAAGGCTACTACTGCGGATACAGACACAGACATCTACATCGTTCGTAACGGATTCGTTCACATCCCGTTCCCTGGCGATACCATCATGGTCGGTCAGAAGGACTTCAAGACAAAGGCAAAGGGTGTGACCGTGACCGCCGTGGAGGCAACCACCGACACATCGGTAGGCGACGTATGGAAGCTGACCCTCTCGGAGAAGCTTGGCGCATTGAGCGCTGGCGACGTGCTGGTGGAGGCAGAGAAGGCAGGCGCGAGCGTGCTGCCAATGGTAACCAACCCTAACTGCTTTGCTCCGAGCGACAACGATTTCCCTTATTTCGATGCCGGCGGCGACAAGTATCACAAGCCTCGTACAAACGTCAACTTCTGTATGTTGAATCCAGACTGCGTTATGTGGCTTGACCACATGGGTCCTGTTCCTCCTGCTGTTAAGGCGATGAACAAGTCACTCTACCCAGAGTTCTGGCACATTTAACCTATTGTATAACGTAAAAAGATTGATTCAGGATTATGGCAAAAATTGATATTGGTGTCGAGCAGCTCGCGAAGTTCTTCACTGGTAAGGGTAACAACACTTACCTTCAGAAGTTCGTCAATCGTGACGGCGTACTTCGCTGTAACAACGGCTGGTATCTGACACAGGGTGACATTGATCCAGATCTCACCCCTACATCTAACAATGGTGATGCAACCTTCAAGGTTCGCACACGTACATTGAACCCTGCAACCTTGATGAACCTCCGTGCTCCTCTCGGCGAGGGCTATCAGAACGACCATGAGGGTATTGAGTGGTACACCGCTTCAATTCCAGACTTCGCTGCTGACGGCTTCCGTGAGACTGCGACAGAGCGTTACCACAAGATGAAGCTTCTCCAGGATGAGTTCGGCAACGACGCTGACCTGGTTGATGCTTACCTCGACAAGGTACAGGTATTGTACGACTCACTCGACATGACTATGACCTACATGTCAGCCCAGTTGAGTTCGACAGGTTTCATCGACTACGACAAGATTGGTCGTGGTATCCAGGAGCCTCTGTATGACGCAAAGGTTCCAAAGGAGAACTTCAAAAAGGCGGGTACGCTTGCCTGGAACGATCCAAACTGCGACTTGCTTGAGCAGATGCGCAAGTTTGAGGAGGATTGGCGCAAGGAGAACATCGAGTACCGCAGTGTACCTCTCGTATGGCAGATGACCAAGAACGACTACAATAACGTATTCTTGAAGAACAAGCAGATTGCTGAGTTGTACAAGAGCTGGGCGAACGCTAACTTTGTGGCAGTTTTGCAGAACTACGGTCCAAACAACGCAATGTTCTTGAAGTCTGTTGTTGACCTCAACGGTCTTTCTCCTATCGAGATTGTCGATGAGGTTGAGCACAACAAGCGCTTCGATGGCACAGTTACAGAGATTCGTGGTTGGGCAGACGGAACAGTTGTTCTTCGTCCTGCTGGCAAGCCTTTGCGTTTCATGCGTAAGGAGATCCTTGACAAGCGTATCTTTGACACCCTTGGCAACAAGCTCATTGATGTGGCTTGGGCGCAGACCAACAACAAGCTTGGCTTGCTGCGTAACATGATTACCGCGAACGGTCTCTACCAGGAGTTCAAAACAGACTTGTTCCTCGCTTCTGTTCCTGCTATGCTCGATTCTCCTTACCGTTGGATTATCGACATTACCAAGAATGGTTAATTCTTTAACGTAACTAGATTGTATGACTATGGATTCGGAGATGAACATTTACACTGTGAACGACTACCTTATTAATAAGGTGAAGTTCGAGATGCCGATGAAGGCTCTGTTGGGCATCATGCACGACAGGGAGCTTGAAAATGGCATCGACCTCGAAGCCTGCGACAAGGACAAGGTGAGACTTGCCTATGCCGACATGCTGAAATGGTTTGTTCTTGGTCCGAGCAAGGTGAACAACACCTCCGATTCCGATAACGGATGGACTCATTCGGGAGGTGGCTATGATATGTCGGACAACGACAGGAGCGAGATGAAGGCAGAGGCTAACGCTATCTACGCAGAGCTGGAGCCTGATTCGATGCTCAAGAAGAAGTCCACCTTCCGGGTGACCTCCCACGGAGTAAAGAGGGCGAATTATTCTCCTTGGGGAGAACCTCTCCCTCACATCATCAAATAAGGCGTATGGAAAAGGAAAACATCAGAAACCCAAGATATCCTCACATCATCAAGATCGTGAGGAAGGTCGTCGGAAAAGCCGACCCTGATGACCCATTTGCCGATGATGATGCTCCAGTTGGTGAGGACAAGGAAATTATTCTCTATTATGGCGAAGGCCGCAGCTACACCGATACCACTACAGAGGGAGACAAGAACGTCGACCAGAACAAGAGGAAGGCATCGATTCCTGTCAGATATGACGAATGGGATGCTGACAGATGTCCTCTTGACGGCGACACCATCTACTCCACTGTCGGCAACAACACCGAGGTAGGTATGGTTAAGGACTGTGAACCGGATAATAACAGGACTGTTGTGTATTGGAATTTGACAAGGGTTTAGATTATGACAAGTTTATCAGGTCAGTTTTTACAGGTCGAGAAGAAAATCCGTCAGATGGCTGTAGCAAAGATGCAGCAGAAGATGGATCATGCGGCTGAAATGACAATGAAAGCTGCTGACAAGTCTCGAAACTATGATGACGTAACCGGTAACTTGTACAAGTCAACAGCCATCGGTACATATTACAACGGCTCATTGAAGTCGATTCATTATGCTCCTGGCCCAGAGCCAACCCGAGTAACCCTTGCTGCTGGAGAGAGATACAACCTCGATAAGTATTATCGCAGTTCATTCTCCTTCAAAGACAGCGGAAGGAGACCTTACAAGGGTGAATACGGAGAAGGTGGTGAATATGGTCCAAACGCGGCGTGGGATGAACTTGTTTCCAGGGAGCACAACAAAGGAAAGTACGATTCCACATGGCAGATGCTCCTTGTTGCCGGCGTAGATTACGCTAAGTTTGTCGAGGTAAAGAGAGGTCACGACGTGATTACCTCTCTTAGAGAATATTTGGTTAGATACTTTAGATCGATGTAAGATATGGTTAGTATTAAGACTCTATATTTCGATGTCGGTAATGCAATGAAGGGGATTTGCGACAAGCTCTACTCCCGTAGCCGACCAAAAGCAGTTGATACGAAAATCAACAGCTACATCGTGGTATACTTTCCATCTAGTATCTACAATAACGAGATGAACTCAAGTGGAGTTTACAATGATTTCACCACTATAACTCAAATCGAATTGTATGTGCGCGATAAGAATTCGGCAAGCAACCCGCACACACTTGATGTATCTAGCGTTGACGAGAAAGTCCAGGAGATTATGGACAGATTTCCAATCTCCACAAAAAATCTCATTGTTTCAAATCCTCGTATAACGCTACAGACAGACGACGGCGCAGGTTTTTCCGTGACGATCATACAGGGAAGGTTACGTACGAAATAAGTATTCAGGTATAACAATTTAAAATATTTTAGATTATGGCTATGACAACTATTGACAAGATGAAGGACATCTTCAATGGTCCTAAAACTCTGCTCTACTCAAAGGCTATTACCGATTTGAGCAAGGCTACAGTTGACATCACCCCAGAGGTTGAGCTTCCGGTTACCGTTGACTCGCTGAAGGCGACTATGGATGACCCAACCATCAACCACTACAAGGTTATCGGTCTTGCAGGCGACTGGGCAACCACAGCTGAGCTCGGCGACTTCAATGTAGAGTTCGTTGTTCCTTCAAAGGCAAAGGACTTGCTGACAATTATGTTCGGCAAGGATGCTATCACAGAGCTGACCAAGGTTACTCTGAAGGGTACAGGTGACGCTACCCTCGACGCTACTACCGGCTTTACAGGTATCGCTGTTGAGCCTAAGAAGTTCAAGATCAAGGGTACTATCGTTATTGTTGACGACGAGAAGGAGAACCTCATGGTTATTACCAACATCGCTCTCTACGCTACATTGCAGTGGGACAACTCCGGTACTGAGCCAGTTGCGTTTAAGTTCTCAGGTTCTATCGAGGGTGCAGGTAAGCGCAGCATCGCTTGGCTTACTAAGGCTCCAGCTGCTGGTGAACCAGGCATTGGCGGTTAATCAAGTAAAGGCTTCTTTAGGTAATTAGATTCAGGATAACAAACCGTTGGGCGGCAGGCTAATCAACAGCCGTGCCGCCCTTCTTCATTTAATAGCATACAATCATGGCAGAAGAAAAGAAAATAGAGCAGCCTTCAGTGGACTTGCAGGAGTTGCTTGACAGCGTGCTGCACGACGAGCCTACCGAGTTCGTGTTCCGTGGAAAGAAGCACAAGATCGGCTGGCTTCGCAAGGGAACCATGAGCAGGTGTTCCCACATCAGGTCAAAGGAGAAGAACGAATGGAAGCGCAACGTCAAGATTTGTGTCTGCATCCTTCTCAACAACATCTGGAAGATACGATTCCTGTATTGGATTTATTGGCGCTGGCTCTACTACATCAAGGATGTGGACGTGGCCGAGGTTCTGAGAGTCCTCGATGTTTCTAAAAAAAAAATTCCATCGAACGCATTCTCACTGGCTACCATATTAGCGACCGGGATGACGGACGTGATGATGACGATGACGAGGAGCGAAGCAAAAGCTATCCAAGCAGAACCAGCTGGGGAGCTGCCTTCTCACTAGCAGAGAAGTTCGGTTTCCTCTTTCAGCGTAAGTACTTCATCGCAGCCTACGACTACTGGTGGGGCTATTCATCGGCGCAGATTGACCTCATGGTTGCAGACCAGCCTCTTGTCGTCTATCCAAAGACCAAGAAGGAAGGCGGTCCGAAGAAGCATACCAAGAAGGAGATGGATGACCTCTACGACAGGTGGATGGAGAAAAAGAAGAATGAGGGAATCCTCGTTGGCAAGAAGATAAGTCTTGCTGATTACTTAAACAATAAACTCTAATTTAAAAATATTCAGGATATGGCAGGTGGAAATATGGGAGACCTCAGTTTCTCGCTCACTCTAAAATCGAGAATTGAAGAGGAAACCAAAAAGATTATCAGAGAATTAAACAAGGTTGATTCTACTGGTAAGCAGGCACAGAATGCTTTGGAAGCAATATCCGAAGCAACAAAAGGTATTGGAGATAAGGGAGGTCGTAGTTTTGAAAAGCTAAACAACTTCGTTAAAGAATTACGTCGTAATATTGGCGTATTTTCAAGCGAAGATTTCTTCAGTTCGAAAAAACTCCAGCAGTTGGAGTCTGTCCAGGACGGATTGTACAAAATAGGCCGCATACTCGGAGAGGTGTCCAAGGAAGGTGCTGGATTCAACATATTTCCTAACAGCGTTGCAACTGAGGCAAACAAGGCAGAGAGAGAACTTTATAAGTTATCTTCTATTATTGACGAAATCAACAAACGCCATGGTGAAGGCATACAGATGTTTGGCGTCGATTCAACGAACAACATACGTCAGTCGTTGTCAGAGCTGTCTAAATACAGAACTGAATTAGAACAGATCAGGAATAACAGAGGTATTCATCCTATCACAGGACTCACTGCAACTGATGTCGTAAAGAGTTCCGGGTATCTTAATGCTATAGATAAAGCAAATACTTATGCAAAGGTTATAAAGGACGCAGCACGCGAGGCAAAAGAGGCAGAGAGGCAACGCCAGAATGATTTGAAGAACACCGAACGCCGATACGATTCTCTCGGCAATAAGGTTCGCCAGCTTCGCTCTGAATACAGCCGAGGAATTTCTGTCGGAGCAGATGTTAGTAAAGCTGAAGCCGAGATTAACAGACTTCTTTCTTTAATGAGAGCCCTTATAAATATCAAGGGAAGACTTAATTCAGAGAACTGGAAGGATAGCCTCGGTATGCTTGGCAATATCGGTAGTGGCCACGATACCACATTAGCTTCTAGGGTTCTTCAAGATCAGAAAGCAGTAAATCAAGAGGTTCAGAAAGGTATCGAGCTTGAACAGAAGCGTCAGCAGGAGATTGCTCAGACGGCTGCAAAGGTTCAGTCTGATTTGGTCCGCGGCTTCGAGAGAGCCAACAGTCATGCAGGAAAGCTGAATTCAACCGTGCAGGATTTGAAGTCACTTTTCTTGCAGGGAGGTCTTGTGTTCGGCGCACAGCAGTTCGCTATGAGCATCATCACAACTGGTGGTGAGATGGAGAAGCAGCATATCGCTCTCCAGTCAATCCTTGGTGATATGCAGAACGCGAACACAATGTTTAACCAGATTAAGGAACTCGCTCTTAATTCGCCATTTACGTTCTCTGAGTTGAACCGAGACGTTAAGCAGTTGGCTGCGTATGGAGTTGAGTACGACCAGCTCTATGACACAACCAAGAGGCTTGCGGATATGTCTTCCGGTCTTGGTGTTAGCTTTGACCGTATCGCATTGGCGTTTGGTCAGGTTCAGGCTCGTGGTTGGCTAGATGGCAAGGAGCTTCGTCAGATTGCCTATGCCGGTATTCCTCTGCTTGAAAAGTTATCAGAGTTCTACTCTAAGCAAGAGGGGCGAAATGTCTCAACATCAGAGATTAAGACCAGAATTTCAAGCCGAGATGTTAGCTTTGATGACGTAAAGTCTATCTTCTGGCAGATGACTGATGCAGGTGGTCAGTTCTATAATATGCAGCAGGTTCTGAGTGAGACTTTGCTCGGACGCTACAATAAACTGAAGGATGCCTGGGAAATCATGCTTGCCGACTTTGCTAACGGTAAGAATGTTATAGGTGGAACCTTCAAGGGCATACTTGATGTTGTTACCAATCTCGTGCAGCAGATTCACGTCTTGGGTCCTGCTATGGTTGCTGCATTCGCCGGGCCGGCTCTTATGCGTGGAGTTAAGATCCTGGAAGGCGGCATTGGAAAGAGAATACTGAACTCAAAGGGGAATATTGCGAAAGAAGCAGAACTTAAGCTCTTGCGTGGTGAGAAAATAACTCCTGTAGAGAAACAGATTCTTCAGTATAAAAATCAGATTCGAATTCAGGATATCCAGGCACTCGCAAAGGCAAATGCGATAACAAAAGCTGAACTAAGACGCTTGTATGTTACCGGTCAGATAACCAAGGAGATGTACAAGCAAGGTATGGCTCTCACCAAACAGGAGGGTCAGGTAAACAGAATCTCCCTTGGTGGATTTCTGAAGGGATTGGCTAGCCCTAGCAAATGGGGAGCAGCAGGAGGCTTGCTTCTCGGAGGCTTGAAGTCCGGATTCAGTTCTATCATCGGTTTTCTTGGTGGTCTTCCAGGAATAGCTATATCTGCCGGATCTGCAATCTTTGCATACTACTGGCAGAAGCATCAGCAGCTGAAACAGGATATGGAGACTACGGCTGACGAACTGAAAGACAGGTACACTCAGATCGGCGAGTTCCTTCGCGATAACGATGCAGATAAAGCCATTAAGGACGGCGATGAGAAAGAGATAGAAAACCTCATTGACGCATATAAGGAAAAGCTTAAGGAGATTGCTCCTGAAAAGGAGAATGCTTTCACTATGAGCCTTCTCGAAAAGAAATCGAATGAGGACAGACTTAAGTATCTCAAAGAACAGCTCATTCTTCTCAAGCAGGTTGAGGAGAGTACTCAGAAATCTCTTTCGGACGAGGGTACATACAAGGGATTCGACGAGAAGCTGTCTTCTGCAAAGGAGATAGCAGAAGCATTCTCTTCAGCATCCGCAAAGGCGAATATGATTAATGCCACCCAATCCGACTTCGCTAGCTTCAACTCCTGGGAGGAAAAGTATAAGGATGAGGTGAAAGCCATGCGCGATTATCTCATTGATGAGCTTGGAGATATTAGCAACAGCCCGAAGTTGCAGGGTAAGGCTAACCAGATTCTTTCGTCATTCTTTGCAAAGCAGGGATGGAACCAGGATGTTTCTGATCAGTTCCGTGCTGACGTTCTTAATGCGATGGGTGTTGAAACTGGCTTCTACGAGAATAAATTCAAGGATGCTCTCGATAACGCAGTAAACACTTCGTTTCCTTGGATTGGTGACAAGATTCGCAACAACCAGGAATTGACAGATGCAGAGAAGGTCCAGGTTTCAAACATGATGAAAGATGCTGCGGCTCAGGTTCAGAAAGACTATCCTTTTGCATCAGACGCATTGAAGCGAATGCTTGCGGCTGATAGATTCGAGGCTGTCATTCATCTCGTATTCAGGAACGATGACTCGGATCTCACTCAGCAGCTCGAAAAGAATCTCAAGGGTAGTGGTTACGACTACCATGAGAAGAACAAGTACGTCAAGAGTTGGGGAAAGGATGCCGGAGACGACTACGATAAAGCAAAGAGCAACGCAGAGTCGGACATTACTGCTGCCAAAAAGGAACTCAACACCAGAAAGAAGATGCTTGCGCTGGGCAATCTTTCTCTCGATGAGTTTACACAGAAGCAGAAGGAGTACGAACTTAAGATGCAGGCTTATCATGATAACTGGGGCGAATGGTTTACTGGTGACGACAAGAAGAAAAACAAGAAAACCGGTGGCCGTAGGTCAACAGGCGCGCAGACAGATAAGGCTCTTGAAGATTTGAGGAAGCGCATCGACTTATACAAGAAGATGTATGCTGAAATCAAGAAGTTTAAGGAGCTTTATGGAGAAGGTGCTCTTGGTCAGCTTGCTAATGACGGAGAGTTTGAGGTTATATTCAATGATAAAAAGAGGTTCCCTATCTCCGACTACACCAATTATGAGACCTCTATCAAAGAACTCTTGAAGACTCTCCCGGCCTCAACAAGGGAGAGATTGGACTATGCTGCAAACGAGAAGGCTGGCATTCAAACTGAAAACCGAAAACTTCTCGAAGACCAGCGCAGAGACGAACTGAATGTACTCAATAAGCAGCTTGATACTATATCTGAGCAGTATGAGACATACAAGAAGATATATGAGCTGACAGGAAACAAGAAGGGTTCAGAGAACATAGCTTTCGGAGGAACTGTTCAGTTTGATACATACAAGAGGTTCCTGGAGGAGCAGCTCGATATTGCGGTAAAGCACGACAACATTCAGTCCGGCCTTAACTTGACTACGGACGAGGTTAAGGGAATGAGTCTTGAAAATGTCAAGGATAAGTATGGCGAGGAGACTCGTGTTTACGATATCCGCAAGAAACTGGAAGATGAGAACAACAAGATCAAGAAGGAGACCATCGACCTGATGGCTAGTCTTATTGAAAAGAATGCAACCATCGCACAACAGATTGAGGATGAAAACCGCAAATACGAGAGACAGCTTGAGCTCATCAAGGGCATCGAAGACCCGAAGATGAGAGATAGAGCCAAGGCCGGAGCCACAAAAACTCACAACGAGAATGTGGCAAAGCTTCAGTTCGAGCAGTTCAAGCAGGAATCTGATTGGGTTGCTATCTTTGATGACCTCGATAGGGTTTCTTCCGCTACAATCGACTCAATGATTGAGAAGATTGACCAGTTCTCAATGACTACCGGTTTGTCTGTAGAATCTATCAAACAGTTGAGGGACGCTTTGGATAAGCTCAGAAATGAGCAGATTAGCAGAAACCCGTTCGGCTTCATCTTCGGAGGGGTGAATCGCGGTAAGGCTATCGGAAAGTTCATAAATGAGCGTCTTGGCGGCATGGATGATACCGCGAAGATATTCGTCAGCAAGGAGGAGGCTTCGAGACTCGGAATCGCTGGCGGCGTAAGAACCAAGGCGAGCCTGAAGAATGATCAGCAGTCAGCATACGCAGACTCGTCTAAGGCCATTTCTGAACTTGCGACGAAGATACAGGCGCTCAGCACGGTTCTTGACCCGGTAATCAATCTATTCAAGGCTATGGGCGAAGAGGATTCAATCCTTGGCCAAATTGTAGGTGGAGCATCAGGCGCATTCTCTTCGGCAGCAAGTACAGCCGGGGCTTTTGATACCCTCGGCAAAATGAAGGGTCTCGGGTTCCTCAAAGGTGCTGGTCCATACGCAGCAGCCGCTTCCGCAGCGTTGAGCATTGGCGGCTCGCTCATCAAGGCGTTCGGTGCAGACTACAGCAGCTACAACAAGGCGAAGGCTGAGTACGACAACCTGACCTCAATTTGGGATTCTCTCATCTCCAAGAAGACTGAGTACATGAACATCCATTGGGGTACAGAGGCTACAGAGGCATCCAAGGAAGCCCAGGAAATGCTTAAGGCGGAGATTGAGCAGACTAAGGTTATCGCGCAGAAGAGGCTCAATGCCGGTGCGTCAGCTGGCTCCCACTCTATCAAATATAGAATGTGGAAGGGTTCCTATAAGTACAATGGTCAGAACTGGCGTGATGTTGCCGGAGAAATCTCTTCGAAGTACGGAGTCCAGTTCAACGGAATGGAAGACATGCTCAACATGAACGCTGATACATTGTCGAAGATTAAGAAGGATTACACTGGCCTTTGGGCTAACATGGACTCAGATTTCAGAGATTACCTGGAAAAGCTCATTCAGTATGGCGAGAAGGCCGATGACATAATTGAGGCTCTTACAGAGAAACTGACCGGTAACAAGTTCTCTGACTTGGTGTCTTCCTGGGGCGACGCAATGTCAACTATGGCCAATGGGTATGAAGACTTGGTGGATGGCTTTGAAGGAAAATTAAAGGACGCCATCTTGAACTCCATGATTGAGAATACATATGGAGACAAAATCAAGGCCCTTCTGAAGAAGACTCAGGGGTACGCAGAGAATGATGACAAGATTAAGGATTCCAACGGAAATGTTATTTCAGAATACACAGGAGCCGAGTATGCCGACGTAAAGAACAGCACAGATGAACTCTCAAAGCAAATCGAGGCAACGAGAGATTACCTTAAGAAAACTTACGGATGGTCAGATAATAGCAGTTCTTCTTCTAGAAATTCCATTAAGAGTATTACGGAGGAAACAGGAGACTTGATTGCCTCATACCTCAACGCAATTAGGCTCGATTGCTCTGTCATGAGAGCAGAACAAGCTAAGTATTATCCGGAGATGAGCGAGATTGCGAAGTCGCAGTTGTCTCAGCTTAATACGATTGCTCGAAATACGTTACGCAATGCGGATGCGGCCGAGAGGATTGAAAGTATATTCGTTGAGTATAACGACAACTTCAATAGAGTTCTTAACGGAACAAAATCATTGAAGATGAAGTAATAATCGGGGGCGCGGACTTATAACTGTGCCCTCTTTTGTATATTTATACATTTTTAATCGAATATCACTTGCATATTTATGCAATATTTTGTATATTTGCAATTGTAAAAAGTTGATTTAAGGTATGAAAGATTATTTCAGGATATACATGCAGAAGGAAGGCGATGGGAACGAGGTGAAGGACTCCATCGCCGACTTCGGTATGTACGTTAGCGAGAGTCCGTTCAAGCCTTGTGATTCTGTCAAGGAACCACCGAAAAGGGAGTGGCACGATGAGCATGGTGATGACGAATATATCGGAAAGGATGGACTTTATATGGCAGCCTACGAGAATAAGGTTAAGTTTATGTTCCACGGCGAGGCTTTCGGCGCTAACGAGAAATGTAAGGCTTTTATTGATTACATCCGCAAGTCAGGCATGATGAAGATGTATTGCGACTTCAATAGAATCGGAAGACAGCATGTAAGACTTAAGGATATTGATCCAAACCTATATAGGGATCCGGATAACGAGGACTTGCTAGTCCTCTCTATTACTTTCAAGTTTAACGACCCTGTTACTGATATTAAGCCGATTAAGGATACACAGGGCAATATTTCAAATTTAGTATAGCATACAGATGAGCGCTTGGAATATTTATCATAAGGATGGCTCGAAGCTGACAGACGTTAACGGAGAGCAGATAACCGTTCATGGATTGGAGTACTCTGATTCCTGGATGGGTGAGTGCTTTTTGACTATCAACTTCAAGCATGAAGTGCCTATCAACTTTCAGATAGGCGACTATATTGTCTATCGTGGCGAGCGATTCGAGCTCAACTACGAGCCGGGCAAAGATAAGCAGGCAAGACCTGACACCTACGGTGAGGGCTTCGTATATGACAGCGTAAAGTTCAATGCATTGCAGGATGAGCTTGCCAGGGCAGAGTTCCTCGATGTGGTATTGAACGATAACGAGCTTCACTACACTGCCCTGCCGAAATTCCCATTCTATGTACAGACGTTGGATGATTTGCTAGACAGAATCCAGGCATGCTTAAACGAGCAGATTGGTGCAGGTCTTTGGAAGATTTACTCCCGAAACAAGGACCGTTCCGTTCAGCGTGGAGCCCTTGAAAGTGAGTGGTTGTCGGTTTATGGTGAGAAAACCGACGATAACGTCATCGAATCGATGTCCATTACAGTGGATTCGCAGACCTGTTGGCAGGCCCTTGCGCTTGTGAACGAGAAGTGGGACATAAACTTCATCGTCAGAGGAAGAAACATCTATGTCGGTACTACCGGAATACAGGCAAACCATATCTTCAAGTATGGCCTCGGTAATGGATTATATGAGATTGTTCAGAACGCTGATTCCGATCAGAGTGTCGTTACGAGATTGAGAGCCTATGGTTCCGAGAAGAATCTTCCTTCCCACTACTATGCGGACCTCGGTGTCAAGTACGTGGCGAACATCACGAAAGTCGTCGGAGCCAGCACGAATGTTGAACTTGAACTGGACCTCGATTATATAGAGACATATTTCAAGAATCCGAGAAAGTATATTGTTTCTCCAGAAACTGGCGAGCAGTCTTCCGGTTGGGTACTTAAGGTTACATTTGATTTCAAGACTGAGATTACCGGTTATGTAACACAGGGATACGGCTCTAAAAAATGTAGATTCTATTCTGAGCTGAAGGGAACACAGACTGACACCGGAGATGAGGAGTCAAAGGAGAAGCTTGATGCGTTTATTGCGCAGGTCAAGGCCGGAAATACAAAGATGTATATCACATCGGGCCTCAACAAGAAAAATGTTCCTTCGTCCATGAAGGAGTACGCAAAGAATCTTCCGAACAACATGTCCATCAACAGACTTATGTTGCCTGGATTCCCTCATGTATCGCTGAGTGATTTCTATAACACACTCACGAATGAAGAGAAGAAGTACGTGAATCCTACCGGGAGACAGCACAAATTCTCCACAGATCCGCACAGGCCATACATCGATTCTATCAACATCGAGCAGATTGGTCTTCGTTCTGCATCGCAGTTCTTTGAGACTGATGATAAGACAAATGGAGTTATTGAAATCTACCCTACTATCGAAGAGATGGAAATCGGTGGTGTACGTGTTGATGAGATTGACGAGGGTGTGGCTCCTGATGATGACGGAAGATTTGGCGATAATGAAACCGTAAAGAATGTTGATATCTATCTTAAAAAGGCTATCGACTTTGATATCAACGACTTAAAGGATGACGACTTCTCCATCTCGATGAAGGATGGTATGTGTGGCGGACGAACATTCAAGGTAGCATCCTCAACCAAGATTGATGGAAGATGGAGACTTACTATTGAAAGAGTAAAGGACGACGCTCTTGAGCTTTGGTTTCCATACAAGGACTACCCTATCAAGAAAGGCGACCATTTCGTTCTTACCGGCATCACACTTCCTGATTCGTATGTCAATGCTGCGTCTCTGAAGCTCCTTAAATACGCCATAGCATTCATTGACAAGAACGACTACACAAGGTACGTCTATCAGCCTAAGGTTGATGAGATTTTCATGGCAAGACAGCATGATCTTGCTGAAAAGGATACTACAGGAGTTATCAAGAGTCTTCATGATACGCTCAAAGCCGGAGACTTGATGGAGTTTGAGGATACTGACCTCAGAATTGGCGGTGTAATATCCATAGATCAGCTCACAATCAAGGAAGAAGATGGTAAGATTCCTACCTACGATATAACTCTTCGCGAGGATAAGGAGGTTGGAACTATCCAGAAAATTCAGCAACAGATATCGTCGCTCCAAAGTGGAAATGGCGGAACAGGTGCAGGCTTGACAACTACACAGGTCAAGAATCAGGTTGCGACAGAGGGAAGTAAGCACTTCATCTCAAAGATAAACGATGATACCGCAAAAGGAACTATCACTTGGGAAAAGGTGCAGAAGTTCTTGCAGGGAATGCTTGTCGGTGGAGGCTCGTGGACTCCAGACGCAGAAGGTCGCTCGCACCTCATCACAGATTACTTGGAGGTAAGAATGAAGGCTATCTTCGAGGAGCTGGTTATCAATAAAACATCCACCATTGGCGGTAAGGAGATAATCTCTCCTGCTGGTGGCGTGGTGGCTCATAAGGTAGAAGAGGCTACTGTGACATATAATAATGTGTCACAGAAGGCTTATCGTTGCTATTTCTTAGCAGAGCAGGAAGGCGATGCCGTGGATAATGATTTCGCTGTTGGCGACCAAGTGCGCTCGGAATCATTCAATGTTCGCAAGGGCACTTATCACAAGGCAGGCAATCACTTTTACTGGAGATTGGTAATCGGTCGTGATGAAGACCCTGTAGAGCTGGAAGGAAAGAAGTATCATTATATCGACCTCTCCGATACCGATTGCGCTACGGCAAGCGACGTACCTGCTAAAGGTGATGTGCTCAACCAGTGCGGTAACACAACCGATGTAGAACGTCAGAACTGCCTTATCTTCTCGGCGGTAGATACCTATTCGCCATCCATCAGCCTCTATCACGGCATCAACAGCTATTCCTTTGCCAATAGGGAATACGTGGAATATGGTGTGAATAAGCAGAATAACAAGGCATTCTTCAACGTCTATGGTGATATGTATGTAGGTGATAGACCTACAAAGGAGAATGGCTATGAGGGCAGCTCTTATATCAGATATGATAGCAGCACTAAGCAAGTGTCTGTTAAGGGTAAGATTTCCGCTAAATCCACTGTGGATGGCAAGGAATTGTCTCAGTATTTCAAGAAGATTGGCGAATTGCAGAATCAGGTGGATGGTGCTATCGAAACGTGGTTCTATGATGGTGTTCCTACCTTGGAGAATGCCCCAGCCATCAGTTGGAAGACCGATAAGGATAAAGAAATCCATCTTGGCGACCTTTACTACAACAACAAGACGGGCAAGGCATACCGCTTTGCCAAGGATAGCAACACCTATAAGTGGACTCTCATTACAGATACCGACATCGCCAAAGCCCTTTCCGATGCAAGAATGGCACAGGAGACCGCAAACGGGAAAATGAAGGTGTTCAGCGTTCAGCCTACGACACCTTATCAGGTTGGCGATATATGGGTTAATGCCACTTATCCTTCTGACGGCAGTACCTACAAGAATGAGGTATTGCGCTGTCAGACCAACAAAGCGGCAGGTTCTCAGTTCGCCATCGGTGATTGGATTAAAGCATCTAAATACACCGATGATACCGTTGCCAACGCAGCCAAAAAGGCAGCAGAAGATGCTCAGAAGGCGGCACAGACCGCACAGACGGACATTAAAAACCTCGGAAATACGGTCACTGATAATAAGAAGGAATTCGATAATTATGTTACCGATGGCTACCTAGAGCCTTCCGAGATTGCGGCAATGGCGCAGGATTCTAAACGACTTGAGGATGATTTTGCGGCAGCACAGAAGTCATACAATGAGGTGAAGAACGCAGAGGTACTGAAGGACACCAAGGAACTCACCGACCTCAACACCGCTTTTGCTACCCTCACGAGTGCCAAAACGGAACTCGTTACGTATCTCTCAGATATATCTACAAATTACAATAAGGCTGATACCACTGGCAAGGCTACTATCGTCTCAGCCGTGGGAACGAAGTTCACCAACTTCCAAAGCGCATATTCTGCCTTCTATGACAAGCTGGGTTTGGCAAACGCATATATCACTAGGAAGATATATGGCGACCTCGGTGTAGTCATCGGTGATGTGTCTACCTATCAATATCTGAAAAAAGTGCTTGCCGATGGTGTGGAGACGGAAATCAATGGCGGATTGATTCTTACCAATCTCATCGCCCTGCGTGACCCTGAGACCAAGCGGGTGGAGAGTGGAATTAATGGTGTTATTGACAAGACGGCGAAAGGAAACGGCATTGCTACCTGGTGGGGTGGATATATGAACGATGGTGAGGTGGTTGGCTTCGATAAGAAGGAAGATTATTCAAAACAGGCAGCTACCTCTCTCGTCCGTTTTGATGGTTCCGGCTATATGGCTAATGGCGCAATCTGGTGGGGAACGGATGGTAAGGTTCACGCTGACCCAACATCTTTCATTATCAGCGAAAAAAACTTGGGCGCATACCTCACCTTCTTTGAACCTACGTGGAAGTCAGGAAGCGCAGGAACGAGCGTTGCCGACCTTGTATCACTGAAGCCAAACGCACCATTCTCTAAACTTGGTGTATCGGGCGATGCTACCTTCGAGGGTGCAATCTCCTTCCATGGCATTAAGCTCACGTATGATTCCACAAACAAGGCTATCAAGATTGATGGTAATCTCTATGCCACAGGCGGTATCACGGCATACGGAGCAGGAGCATCTACCACGGGCGGTGGTGGCGGCTTGAACGGCAGTGTGAAGAGTTATTCAAATGCCTTGAAGCTTACATCAGAATCGCTGTCTGAGATTGCCTCTGCCTACTCCATCAAGGCTCTTGATTCTCGTATCTCCAGCTTGGAAGGTGGTAGTGCTACTACTATTTCTGTCAGCGGTAGCGGTAATGCGGTTACGTCTGTCACCAAGAATGGTACTACTATCAGCGTAGTTAAAGGTAGTACGTTCTTAACTAGTCATCAGTCACTTGATGGTTACGTTAATGCAATATCTGTAAGTGGAAGCGGTAATGCTATTACTAGTGTATCTAAGAGCGGAAAGACTATTACATTTACTAAAGGTAGTACTTTCTTGACTAGTCATCAAAGTTTAGCTAATTATTATACTAAAGGTCAAGTTGATAATATTGCTAATGGTAAGTCTTCTACTAGTCATACTCATAGTGTAACTATAAATGGTGTTACTAAAACTATTGCAGCTACTGG